GCAAAACTCCGAAGAGAAAATATGGCAATTCGATTGTAAGCCTCGCCAGTTCTGGCTTTTAGAAACAGTCCGCGTCCATTTTTCTATAACAGATCACACTTCAAAAAATCCTTCCCCAAAATCCCCCCAAAACTTTTCCCCAAAACTGTCGAAAATTAAATCGCAATATAGGTCCATCTGTTATCGCGCTCGTCGTGATACATCTCTGTCATTTCCGCCGTTTTATGGCCCAGCAGCGCCTGGGTATTTATGCCCTGATCGTGATAAAGCCGTTCGGCGAGAGAACGCTGCTCGTGGAAAGAGCAGGGTGTTTTGTCTTTCGGTGTGATGATGCCAGCGAGCGCCCGGCAATCCTTAAACATTTTGCTCGCAGTAGCTTTGTTGATCTGTGCGCCCGGAATCGCTTTACCTGTCCTGACCGTATGATGAATTAGCCAGGGACTGAGCACTTTGTCACGGCACAGTGAAATAGCTTCATCCAGCGTCATGCCGATAGCATCACAACGCAACGCAGTCGGTATGGCAACCCTGTTCCCTGTTTTGCCTTGTTCGACGTGAAGATAGCCATCCTTGATGTCCTTGAACTGGATCTTCAGCAGGTCAGATAGACGTTGCCCGGTGAGCAATGCCAGACGCAATGCGTTAGCGGCCCAGGGGTTATGGGTTTGGCTGGCGACCCCCAGAATTCTTTTCCAGTCTTCTACCTGCAACCGAGCGCGGGTGACAGAAATTTCGGGTTTTCTCGTCGAAAGTGCAGGATTGAAGCCGGGTGGAACCTCACCTGCGAACTGAGCTTCTTTAAATAGATCTACCCAGCTTGATCTCACATGTTTCGCCATGCTGTTTTTCCCCTCATCAATATACTCTTCGAGAATTGCTGCCATTTCGCGTGATCCGACACTTGCGAGCGGAGTGTTGCCAATGCGAGAGTCGAGAAGATTTGCAGCAAATCTCCTTTCATCGACGCTGGATTTAGACAATTTTCCTTTAGCATGTCGTTTTTCCAGCAATTCGATATATTTCTCCACCCATTCTTTCAATCTAATGACAATTGCCGTGTGCGGATCCTGCTTCTGTTTCGCTAGATTTATGAGAGCGAAGCTCTGCTCAATCAACTGTTCGGAAAAAAGCCTATTCAACTCAATGGCAGCCGCCCGCGCAGCGGCTTCGTCAGTACCGAAACTTTGCCATGATCGCGACAGAGGATCTTTGTATTGCCAGTACACTTTGTTATTGCGTTTATCGAGCTTCACATAAAGATTCTCGACATCAATGTTATGTTTGCGGGGTGCGCCCATTTCTTACTCTCTCGACAAGTAATTTTGCAGAATCGGTTAGCGAGGATGAAATTTTTAACTTCCCGACGGTACCGATAAATACCGAGTCTTCATCGACAACCCATTTCCTCCCATCTTTTCTGGCTGGCGGAGATATTTGCCCGGTTTTAGCCAGATGATTTAGTCGTTCCTGAGATTGCGGGTAATCGAACCCGTTCGGGCCGACGGCCCAATCTTCAATGAGTACGGTTTTGGTCATGGTCATGTCTCTTCACTACATGACCGCCGCAAACTATACGTGCCTGTGGCGGTCAGGGGTTGAACATCAATAATCAGGTTTAGAAATCAAGTGTTTGCTGTCCACCTCCTTGCTCCAGTTTCAACATCTTCTGGTGCGCGTTCTGGTAGCTGGCCCAATGCCCGACTCGTATGATTTCGGCTTGGTCTGCACTGAGGCAGGGTTCCGGGGTGGCTGAGTTCTTGCGGTGTTCGGCGATGCGGATACGCTGGCCTGCTACATGCAGGCGCTGGCAGATAGGGCAGTAGTCGCGAGTGTCGGCGTAGCCAGCTTTTCCACTGAAGAAAATATTGCCGTGCCAGGTAGCACAGTTGCGGCACATTGGAGCATCACATGTAAACATACCCCTGCATTTTTGCATTCGACCGTTGTCATCTTCATCAGCGTCCCAGCCGATCAGGCCATCACAAAGCAAAGTCGCCGGTTCGCCGCAGAACATGCAGGAGGCTTTTTTCATAATAAGAATTCTCTCGTTTTTTCTCCTTTCGGATCGGTCCAGCCTAGTTCCTTGAGATGTCGGCGCAGGCGGTAAATTTCCATGCTGTCAGAACGTTTCTGCTTCTCCAGATCCATGACTTTTTGCGCCTGCTGCTGGTTTAACCGTAGATAGCCTCGCTGTTCCTGAAGTAACGCGTCAGGGTCACCGACGCGGTGAACCATGTAGGCAAGTAGCCCGCGCTCAACTTCCATGTCTGTATCGTGTCGCCAGAAATTAGCAAGTGGGCGATTCCCACCCCAGCTATTGCCGACCAGGCAGCAAATATGGCCTGCCATTAGCTTCACGTGACCGCGTTTATTAACCCATAACAAACCCCAGCGGTTCGGTAGATCGCCTAAATTGATCACGCCTTCAGGACAGATGAAATAGCGGTAATCACCCATGCCACCAGTCTGACGATGTGGTTTTTTACGATCAGCGAGGAAATCGGATCGGCTGGTCTTTGACTCGACCAATACGCTGTATCCGTTCCAGCCCCAGCGGTAACCCCATGCGTCAGCCCTTTCCCCATCGCCAACGGCCCCCACCTCCACGAAAGCCACTTTACAGCCGGGACCTTTCCCGCTTTCTGCACGTAATAACCAGCGCTTGGCTATGTCGTTTAAATCGGAATGTGTCATTTCGGCTCCCAGATCATAGGATCGCCGCAGTGCGCACAACGGGGCATTTCGCCCGGTTTATCGGAAATTCGGTAGGCGTGGCTGATACAACGACAATTTTCGCTCGTTCCTACATCACGCGGGCGTCCTTGATACCAGATTTTCAGCTCGAGTTTTTCAGCCAGCGCGTTCTCTGCCCTGGCTCCCGCTGACAGATCCCATCCAGACAGCATGTAAACAGCATCAGCGGCGCGAAGCATGGCGCAACAAATGTCCATGTATTGCGCCTGAGTCAGGCCGCTTGGGAGAAATGCTGGATTCAGTACAACGTGGCCCTCATCCAGTAGCTGAGATTCAACGTTGTAAAACGCCTGACGGTTGAAGTTTGGCAGTCCGGTCATCGGTCCCGCGATATAAACTCGTGACATTACGCTTCCTCTATTTGTGTAACGCAGCGGAGTTGATCCAGAGACATTCAGTGCGTGGTACGGCACCAGCCTGCCCACATGCTGCAACAGTCCGGGTCGTTTTCTTCCAGCTCGAGAGTCGGTCGTTGTATAACTCGCTGTCGTAGCCGCAAAGCACTACTTTTCCATCAAGTCCTTCCAGCGCATCGAGAAGGTCAATATGTTGAGCGTCAGTCATCTCAAAGCGGTACGCATTGTTTTTTGCGACGCTGACTCGTGTACCATGAACATAGGGAGGGTCAACAAAATGCAGTGTTGTTGGAGTATCGTGATCCTGCATGCATTTGATCGCGTCGCGATTCTCTACAAGCACACCAGAAAATCGGCTGGCCACAGCTGCGAGGTTATCGGGTTGGCGGGCCCAGATAGCTTGCGCGGTTGCACTATTCCTGCGGGTATCAAGCCTAAATCCAGTACATCCCTTTGTAGCTCCCGCAGAACCGAAGCCCATAGTTGCCCGAACAATCAGGCGACGAGCTAGTTCTACCGGGTTATCCGTCGGTTCATACGCACATCGGAATTCGTCGCGTGAATATGGCGTGAGGGCGCATGCATCAATAAGTCTTTGACTTTGAGATGGATCCCGCAGCACACGGAAAAGGTTCACCACGTCACCGTCGAGATCGTTATAAACCTCGGCCTCACTTTGTTCTTTTCTCAGGAGCACAGATGCCGCACCACCGAATGGTTCGACGTAGCAGCGGTGCGCCGGAAAGTGACTGATGATCCACGATGCCAGTCGGAATTTTCCGCCGTGGTAGCGGATTGCGGGGTGTTTGATTGTGTTCATCACGCACCAGCCTTAACGCACTTGAAGTGTTTGAGGATGACTTTTTCTTCAATAGATTTTCCTGCCTCGGTTCGCCCGGTAAGCATCTTCTCGCATTCGGTGATGGTCAGTTTTTTATCGGAAAAGCGTATCCAGTTGGTCGGTGCGTTCCCGGCTTTGATAGCAGTGGCGGTTATTTTGTACATGGTCATGTCTCGTTACGCCCTTGATGGGGCGCCTCTGTTATTTTGAATGAGTTTTGATGTGCAGCCGTGGCTCTCCGTCTTTTGGTTCAGGCCATTCACGCGCCATGTTCACTTTCAGCTTTTCTTCCATCGCTGCTGTGATTTCGCCGTCACAAATACCGGCACGGCGCTGGGCATCCCACAGCAGGAATTGCATGTCTGCCCATTCACTCAGGTCGTCTGGTTTAGCGGCGGCTTCCAGTGCTTCTTTCGACAGATGCTTAAGAGGGCCAATGGGACCAACATTGCCAAATGTTTTATCTGACCATTCGGCGTGACGTTGGCGAATCAGATTTCGAAGTTGCAATAGTGACCCCGTTTCTTGTGGTTGAGCATATGCCGGCGCTGCGAACTCCATCGCCTCTACGAACAGGCACTGAATCTTTGCCTGTAACTGTGCGTAATGCATCGGTGTTTCAATCATTCCCATTACCTGTCGTGATAGCGCAAGGGCTTTAGTGTCGTGAATGTTGCTCATGATTTACCTCCGTTGAGCATGGCGGCGCGGCAGGCGTTCCAGGTGGCAAACTGACCATCCATTGCTTCATCGAAATACCCGCCGTCACAGCGCTGATACTCCCAACTTTCAAGCGGTTGACCGTTTTCCCGCTCCCACCACTGCTCGAATGACTGGTAATCAGGATTCGTCTCCCCACTCGCCGACATCCGGTATTGCTCCAGCTCTGCACGCCCTGCACGAACCATGTCGATTAGAACGCGGACGGTACGTGACAAGCCACCCGCTTCATCTGTTTTACAAAGCAGGTCAAAGCACGCCGCATCTACATTTGCTCTTTCGAAACATTCAGCAGAAACAGCCTCTTCGTATATTTCCTGCATCAGCTCGTCCGTTAGGTTGTTATTGGTCATCATTGAGTTGCTCACGCCTTTTCCTCCCGCAGCTGCTCTTTCCAATCATTCAACGCCTGTTCAGCATATTCACCAGATAACCCATCCGCAGCAGTTAGCGAGCCATTCGTTAAATCGGTTTTAGCATCCAAAATCATGCGCACCACGTCGCCAACCGCCGCCAGCGGCTTATCGACAAATCCGTGATTGAAAGCTGCTGCAAGGCGGCTGGCAGCAAAATTAATACCCTGAATGCGGCCTTTATCTGTCACATCTGCGATAAAGCGAGCCGCTACCGTGCTTGGATCTGTCATATCGAGGTCGAACACCTCTGGCAGAACCTCATCCCATCCGGCTATTGTGCCGTTCTGGTGCCAGCCGATAATGCCGTCGGACTGTCCAGCAACAGCGCGAACGGCCTCGATCACTTCGCGTTGGGCCAGGTTCTCAATGGTCAGCGCCCGTATCTGCTGGCGCAGGCCATCACCGCAGTTGTGAGTCCCGCTTTTGCCGCGCAGCCACGAGTAGCCGCAGTCGCAGCGGAAGGTGTCATTAATTTCGGATACGTTCACTTTGCATCTCCTTTGCTCTTGATTAATTCGAACGGGATGTCGATCTCGTCGCCGGCCATTGCGGCAATAGCACGACAAATGGCTGTAAGTGGATTTTCTGCTATCCAGCCACGGCGTTTACGTGGTTCAACCAATTCGTAAACGGCAACCCAGTGAATAACTTTTGCTGTTTCTGGATCCATAGACTGATAACAACTGACGGAATGCCGTTCCATCAACGGGCCACATACGCGCCAGCTTGATGACGGATGAAACGCGTCACCCGAAGTCCTAATAAGTGACAACTGCTCGCTGTACTTATTGCCATTCGCTGCGCGGTCTACCGCGTAATCCAGCGCCGACCCGGTAAGATCCGTCACTTTCATGCGTTTTTTCATCTCATCGCTCCTGTAACCGTAATCACCCGGCGGTAGACCTCGCTTTGTGCCAGAGGCGGCAGGGCAATCACTTGCGGTTTTGGTGAGTAGCTGAAGCGTTGCAGATCGAAGTCGATTGTGGCCCGGAGGTCGCGGAACAATCCGCACCTGCCGTGACGAACGACTTCGCCAGTTTCCTCGGCTTCTCTGAAATATTTCTCAGTGGTCGAGCGATGTAGGCCGAGTATTTTTGACGCTTCCTTTACTGTTAGTCGTCCACAGCGCCGGGTTATGCTGATGATCAGCTTTACGGACGCTGCTTTTGCGGCAGAAGATAAACGCTTAGGCATACTCACCCCCATATCAGCCAGATAACGATGATCCAGAAAAGCGCACATGATATGAAAACAGCCAGCCATGCCTTGCGCTTAGCACTCATTTTCATCGCATGCTCTCCTGGCGTTGTTGTTTTGCAGTCAACAGACATTTTTTGCGGAACATGATGATGCGGCGGGCCTCGCCTTCACTTTTGGCTAGCGCTAACAGCTCGGCGAGTACGGTAGCGGCTCGCCGGGGAAGTCCGCGTTCGAGCAGGGCGCTGGCTTTGGCCTCACCCGCAGCGATTTTTGAATCCCCGGCATGTAGCTCTGGGACGTATTGCGCTTCGACATAGATGCCGGGACACACCATGTAGACATACTGACGACCATGTTTTTCTCTGGACAAAATCCCGTCATTAACGAGGGTGGTCAGGTGTAAGTGCGCCAGACTGGTGTCAATGATCAGTTTTTCGCAAATCTCACTGGCCGTACTGTCCTGGTTGCTTTTAACAAAACCGACGATTAAATTTCTGACGTTTCGTTTTTCTGTAGTTGTATTCATCGCGTTAATCACTGGCGACCGGAGGGCCGCCAGCCTCCAGTAGTTATGCGCCGATGTATTCCGGCTTCATGTCATTCAGGGTCACGGTGTATCCGTCGAAGAGATCACCCAAGTGCTGTTTCATAGCGTTCAGCGCATTTTCCAATGCATTGAATTTTTCAGCGGCTTCTGGTTCGTCCGGATTAGGCAGTTCGTTGATCATCTTCTCGATGCGGGTTACAGCGTTGAAGCGATGGTGACGACCGACAACCTTGTTCTTCAATTCGGTGTACAGGTCGATGTTAATTATGTTTTTCTGGCTTTCGATAACCTTGCGAAGTTCAGTAGTGTCTTCTGTGCTTCCTGCATCATCGATGCGCTGGCGGAAATCTATGACCCAAAAATCCATGTCATCCGTGTTGGGAGTATCTTCAGCAACATCGATTACTGAATGGTCGTTAAGCGACTGGATATCAACTCGCTCAGTTGAAGGCGTTGGGTTGATCTCTTTTTCTAGGTGTCCCTCAAGTTCCTCCTTGGTGTAAACACCGAGAATCACATCAGGCGTATACAGCCGCGCCCAATACTTAAGGGCCAGATAAGCGATCTGCTGCTTAGGGTTGGAGATCCACAATGGAGAGTTGCGAATCACAACACTCGAAAGGTAAACAGGTTCACCCCATGTAACCTGCTTCTCACCGCGTAGCATCGCGCCTACCTTGACGAACACACCCATTTCATCGGCATCAGTCCAGCCGCGCACGCGCTCAGTTGTGGTGTAATCACCTTTGCTGCCTTTTTTCTTAACGGTGATCTCTCTGGAACTGGCGCACTTGGACCAGTCACCACCGTATTCGTAATGGAAGCGTCCGGTTACAGCATCTGAGCTTGAGATTACCGCATTCACTAACTGCGCTTCATAGCCGAGCTTTCCGCTGACCAGATGCGTTTTCTGCGCGACCGCGTAAGGGTTCATTCCCCATTGCATCGCCTGCATAACGATAGCCATGCAATCTGCTGGCTTTCCGGCCAGGTGATCCGGTACCGAGACGCGGGAGTCGGCCATCAGGTTTGCGAATGCCGTTAACTGATTGAGCATTGGCACATTAAAAATGGCACTGCTGGCTGAGATAGTGGCCGGTGCCTGATTCTGATTTTCTGGTAAATTTGTCATTATCGGTCTCCTTACATTGCCGCCAGCGCTTCGAAACGGCGCAGGTCGAAATCGTTGAGCTGGTCTGTGTAGTCTTCCGATATCGGAGCAGGCCAGTTGTTCGTCATCATGGCGTCGTTAATCTGGCGCAGCGTTCGACGGTATTCGAGACGGCCTAACTCCAGGAGGTCTGCGGATGCTTCCACGACAGCTACCCAGTGATAGCCGGGATCCTTGTTCACAAAAATCCAGAAAAATTGGTCGAGATTTGCCACGTCGCAGTACATTGCGGCACTCAGGTGGTAATCGCGTTCGATGATTTCCCGATGTAGACGGTCACGCAGGCGTTCCTGCTTCACGTTGCCCATGCTAATAGTTTTCAGATCGCCGCCGAGGCGAGCATGTGGGAGCTGAATTTCGAGATCCGGACGAACGCGTATTTCGAGTCCTGTCTCGTCGTCAAATCCGAAGTAGCTGACTTCAGACTCGCGTTTCTCGTGGTTGAGTAGTCGGCTTGCGCTCGGGTGAGCGAACACGGCCTTTTCGATTTCTTTGACCTGTTGATACATGTCCAGGCTGATGTAAGTGCGCCCGGCGCGGATCCGTTCCTGTTCAGCATCGAAGTCTTCCTGCAACACAGCGTCAGGTCGAAGGACTCGCACTATTTCAGCCAGTTGTGCGCGGCTGCCGCTGACGTTGTAAGGTTGCGGTTTGCCGCGTTCCGCGTCCGCCAGCTCCGGTGCGACGGTACCGATTTGGTCCAGTAATTGCTCGCGGCTGCCGCTTGTTTTGAGCAGCGGAGGAAGGCTGGCGTTGTACTCTTTGATGCATGCCTTTTGCAGGGTAGCGGTGTGTTTCGTACCGTCAGGAATGCGCTGAAACTCCTCTGGAAGCGACATGTAAAGCAACCCGGTTTCGTCTGCGTTGGCGCTCAGAGATAGTGGCGGTGTCAAATCATTGTTATACGCCTCGATCCACGCCTTCATTTCCTCTGGAGTCATTACGGCAGGCAGGCTGTCGTTGTACTCCTTGATGATTGCGGTCATGTCCGCCGTCGTGCGAATCAGGTCTTCCGGCGGTGTAATCGGGACGGCATATTCCGCATCGATTTTCCCAGCTTCCAGAATGAACGCATGCGAGTGTCCGCCGAACAGAAACGCTTTAGTTTCTTCGCGTGGAATAGTTTTCTCAACGTGGCGGGAGCCGTAATACATCAGGCTGATTCTTGCGTCTTTCAGCATAGTGCTGCTGATACCGCGAGCGGCGTGGTAAACCTCGTTCGGCACGTTCTCGTAGCGGCCCGGCTCGAAAACGGTAGGCCATTGCTGAACTGGATCCGGTTCGATTTCTGCCGAATGTGGTTCAATCTGGTCAACAACTGGCTCGCCTTGGTTCGCGCCAGCGTTATTTTGGTTCGGATCCGTACTTTTCTGGTTCGCCAGGCTAGGCGCGTGCGCTGCCAAAATCTCAGCGGGTGTAAGCTCTACGGTAGTTTTTTCCGCGTTTTTGCCTTCACAATTTTCGCCTGATGGCAGCGCATCACCAGTCTGTTTTTCCTCAATATCAGCTTCTTGACTCTGCACATCGTCGAAGGTCTCCACTTCATTTTCGGTTTCATCAATACCAAAATTCGCCAGCGCTTCCTCATCAGAAAGCTGCTTCGACATTGGCATAGGCATTGAGGATCGGCCGCAAGCGATATCCACCACTAATTCGTCAGGGTTCGCGTGATCAGTTTCGGTCATCACACGATTGAGATGCTCGCGGTGGCGGGGCGCATTTTTCCACAAACCTTCCGGTGTTGTTTTCACTGTGGCAATGTTGCAGGCGCGAGAAAAATCGAGACTGCCGGGCATAGATTTGAACAATTCGACTGTGGCCACAAACTCCGCATCGTCGCGTTTGTTCAGCATGGCATTGGCCTGTGAGTCGATTTCCATCGGCACGTTATAGATATTGAATTCGAACTTGCGGGCCAGGAGCCCGTAAGCGATTTCGCATTCCTGTGCGATTGGGGTAAGGGGAGTCAGGCGATCAGTTTTATTACCGCCGCCAGCATTCGCACCTGATGGAGTGCGCTGCACGGAAGAAATACGGTTGCCGGCGGCCCATTCGCGTACCAGAATCCCGCGATCGATATGTTCGGCGTTGAGCCAGACCGCAGTAAATTTGAGAAGGGTGGATAACTCCTGCCGCTTATCTCTTGGAAACACTTTTTTAACGGCCTGGGTATATTTCCATAAGCCCGGAAGGTTGAATTTTTTGAGTTTTTCATGTTGCGATGCAGCAAGCAAAAGGTTCTGGACGTAGCTATTGTCTGTGTCCATTTCCATCTTGCCCAAGGCGCAACGCTGCTCCCAGGTGTACTCTGTTACATGCTTTTCGTCGGAAACGAGTTGGGCCAGGAGTTGCTGATTGAAACTGACAAGTGGCAGGCTATAGACACTCTCACCTGTGCTTGAAGTTCTGCGGACGGCTGTTTCGTCATCAGGTTCAGAGTCTACGCCGTCGTCTTCATCATCAATGACAATGCCATTTTCGACGGTGACGGTAGCAGTCTCATCAACGCTGCCGGCATTATCCACACCAACTATTTCGCCAGTCTCTATGTCCCTGATGATGTCGCGGCCTTCTACTACCTTTTCGCCTGCCGGTGGCAGCGGCTCTGCGCCGGGGATGAGCTGGAACGTCATTCCATCTTCACCCAACTGATAACGGTCGCAAAATGTTGTACTGAACACACCCTCATCCGGCAGGTCGTCCACAACAGGCAAGTTCACGCGGATAGCTTTGGCGAAATCCTCGTCGTTGTAGCCCGCGTCATCCATAGCCAGTGCCATACGGGATTGGGCGAGGCTCTCTTTTTTGCTGGTACACCAGAAGAACGCGGCTTTGATGTTCAGGCGCTTCCGCGCGGCTTCGTTCTTTACTTTTTGGTACAGGGCAATTTCTTGCGGCATGTCACTCATTACTTTTTTCCTCAATCCGTTGTAGAATGAAGGCGATCATTGTTCGCCTTCTTCTCGTTGGTGGTCAGTGGTCATGTCTCTGCTGGTCGGTTTGGTCGCCGGCCTGCACATCGAGAGATGTTAAATCTGGAATCAGCCCGCCTCGTGCGGGCTTTTTTCGTTTTTAGCCAGCAGGGCAGCAACCAGAAGAATTCCGAGTACCCCCAGGCCACCTGCATCTTTTGAACTGACATAAATACCGTCATCACCGCAGTGATGTTTAGTCAGGGCTTTAACCGCGTGCTCAGTGCAGCAGTAATCGCCCAACAACGTTCCGTCGAGAAGAACTATTGATTGTTTTTGTGTTTCGCGGTTTTCTTCTTTGTTTTCGCAAATATAACCGACCATCTCATCATTAATGATGGCCTCGGAAACTGATGGGAAAACGGTATTAATGGTTTTAAGTTGAACGATGATGCTTTCCATATATAGCCTCTTTTCAGGTAATAGAATCCCATGCCATTGCTGGCACATATTTTTTGCAACATTGGAAAGTGCCATTTATTTGACACTTTCAGATGTCGCAATGAATAACAGGTCGCCGGAGATTCGAGGCCGTGCGTAATCACGACTACCCTCGCTGTTATTATTGCCCGCTGGCTGCGGAAACTTTACTTATGGCTCATGCGCCATGCGGTCGCATTCAGCGCACCGGGCGCTACAGTATTCCCGGTCTTCTGTAACCATCACACGGCCTGACAACAGACGCAGGGTAGATTGCACCGCTTTGTTTTTATCGACTAACTTCTGGCACAGGCCATAAGCACATTTAATTTTCATTTCGGTATCTCTTTCAGTGGACTATTTCTGGTTCACCATCTTTTCCAAGAACAACCTCAATAAACTCATCGGTTATTTTTATTTTTTCAAACAGCGTGAAAACGTATAAACCTTTATCTTGTGGATTAGCCGAAGCCTTCCATGTTCTTTTTTGATGTATAATTGTCATCCCAGGACGGACGTCAGCGCGAGGGAGTTTTCGTGTGCCGTACATATAAGCATCCTCCACAAAAAAATTAGTGCGGTAGCCATTTGTGATGTTTCTGCATAGATAGCGATTCCTCTATTCAATCCAGTGTACTTTCCAGCCCCGGCTCTCCAAATATTCTGCAATTTCCTGAGTAACCAGTTCATCCAGGACATCGATCATCTTATTGTTATTGCTTATCCAGGTAGCAACACTGTCAGTGCCGATTACTTCAAGAATTGAGTCATCATCATCAATCTCTTCAATCAGGTCAGATAGTTCAACACCATCGATTTCCACACGAACATTTCGATAGTCATCTGGTTTGATAACGACGTCTGAACCATTTACTTCAAAGCTGATTTTTTCCATGGTCATGTCTCTGCTGTTAATTAAACAAATTTTACGGTGTGGTGCCGGGTGCCTCCCGGTGGCGGCAACCAGTTAACAATCACCACCGATCACTTTTCCACCCACAACAATAAGGGATTGTGTTTAACTGAACCGCGTGCGCTAAGCCGCATTCACAACACCTCAAAATTTGCTTTATTTATTCTATTTCCAGCAAGATGCTCGTTGTTCTATTTCCATAACAGTAAGACTTTCTAGAGGTACCGAAGTGGTGCCGTTGCGATAGACCAGAATTGAACGAACTCCGTCATTCTCGCCTTTATAGTCCTGATGTGTATGCTTCCAAATCGCGTCCAGCTTTCTCTGTCTCTGGGAGTTGTACACTTCATCAGCTTCGATAATGTGGCGTGCCCGCTCCCATGCAATTGAGATGATTTCCACCTGTTGCTGGCGGGTTCTGGAGTGAAACAAGCACCAGCGATTGCGTAGCCAATCGAAGCGTTTGTTTTCTTCCAGCGCTTCGGAATGAACCATCGTTACTACTATTTTTCGGAAAAGTAAGCTCGCAGAAGCCCAGGAATCTCTATCGTTTGAAATCAATTTCAATGAGGCATCGATCAATTCATTATTTTGCAGCGCTTCATAGCGTGCTTTTGCAATCAATTGACGTTGCCAGTCTGGGTTGGTGTAAAAATCAAATTGTTCATCCATGTCCAGCGCTTCGATTTTTGTGATTGAATTGGTCATTTGGTCATGTCTCTGTTGGTGGGTTTGTTACGCCGCGTTTGGGGCGATCATGTTGAACAAGTGCTCACGAACGCGCAGGCGTTTATGTTCTGGCATCGCAAGGTATTCCTTGCCGATGGAGATTTGCTTTTCGAAATACTCAGTGATTGCTGCGGTAATAAGATCGGTCATCTTCGGGGAGCCGCTAAGCAGCATGTGAAGTTCTGTGGGGTTGTGTGCCATGCGATCCATCAGGTTTGAAGCAATTCGGCGGCCATGCGGGATGAAGTCAATCAACTGCTGGAAGTCAGGGGAGAGGGCGTTCTCGCCGTCTTCGTCAACTGCGGTGTATTTTTCGCCACGGAGCGCAGCTTCACGAACCAAATTCTCTGCTGCCGTGATGGCATCTGCTTCTGGGATGCAGGCCGGGATGATTTCTACAACTTCGGACTTCTGGTTCAGGATGGTGATTTGCATTTTTAGTAACCTCATAGTTAGAAAAAATTTCCATGAGGTTATTTTAGCAATAATTACCTTTCAGTAAAGATAAATTTACCAGAAATGGTAAATAAATTATCTTTTGGTATTTGCTTTGCTTGCTTCATCAAATGGGTCCTCCCCCTCCATTTCGAGGCGGATCAGTCCATTTAAGACTATTTTCCGAACCATTTTTGATGAAACAACCATTGGGTCTTTGATCATTTCTGCGATCATTGTCTCAGTTAAAGGATATTCAGATTTTTTATCATTTTTTTCAGTAACCATGTATTTTTCAAAGAGTTTTCTCAGAAATTTCATAGGAACCTCATATGTTGAAATTGGTATGTATTCGCAGGAGAATGCATTCTCTTATTCTACTCATGAGGTTCTTGGCGGGGAGGGTGCAATTCAGTAATCAGATTGTAACTTTGCTCAGCTATCGCTTCTTGTCGATAGCACCATGCAATGAGTGTCTGATAGAGCGGTGACCAGCGTCTTGAGTAAGTGGGTTGTGAAAGGCTGATAATTTTCAATAATGCGTGGTGGCACCTGGTTTCTGTCAGTGGACGTAGTCCTGAGCCTTTGCATCGTGGGCATTTTTTTACCGCCAGATTTTTTTTGTTTTTCGCGATAGCTACTGTTCCTGTGCCACCACAACGGCATTTTGCACCGGGGGTATCTGATGTGCGGCAAAATTCCTCCAGTGCAAGTGTAGACAGAATCATAAAAGCTTCACGCGGAGTATTCCTGCCGTTTTTTGGGATGAACTGACCTGCGACAGAAGCAGCATAGGCATCAATGCCGGCCAGGGCAGTTGAAGCCGCATGCATATCTTTTGTGTATTTTGCATAAATCAGCGCGAGTCCGTATCGACAGCGCGATTGAGTAATCCCCAACGAGATCACTATATCGTCACGGGTAAGATGACTATTGCCCGTTGATCGAGCTTGATAGGAGACGATTTGTGCGGACTTGGGATCTCCGATCGTAATAGCGTATTTTAGTCTCATTTTACTTTTTCCACTGCCGCTCTGCGGTCAGAATTACCACTGACACGCTTGTCCCTATAAATTCGCCTGATCTTGGTTCTGACCATGTGCAGTTCCACTCAGAAGAGAGAACGTCGTTTCCTCGCATGCTTGCGGGCAGAATAGCGACAATTCGCGATCCTGTTTTTGTCATTTCAGCTGCGGCATGCAGATGGGCTAAAGCGCGACCGTCAGCAAAAGGCGGGTTCATTATGATGCGATCAAAACAACCTCCGTGAGCAGCCCATTTCAGGAAATCAGCCTCATAGACCCGTAACCCTTTGCTTTCGAGCACTTGGCATTTGAGAGGTGAAACTTCGACACAAATTGTCTGATCAACCGGCATAAACTCGGCGATACCTCCGTGTCCGGCGCTAGGCTCCAGGCACGTATGACCCGGTTCGATACCGGCCATTTGCACGCAGTATTCAGCCAGTTCTGGTGGGGTGGGGTAGAACTGGTGAGATTTATCATCGGGCACGCAACCGGACGCGATTATTTCCGCCAGCACCCGCGTTGGATCATATTCGAACTCCCACCATGACCAGTTTCCGCTATAGAACTTGGTGCCGCCAACCGAGGAGAGGATGCGCTCAGATTCCTTCCGAACATGAAGATCCGCTTCAGAACCGCAAAAAACCCGGTTGAAAGGGTTGGTGGTTTTTGGCTCTATCGGGTCACCACCGCGAAATCCCTGAGTTGGTTTGTACTTATCAATCTCCAGACGACACATGTCGTGTAGAACGGCAACAGGAAGAACATTTTGCATCAACACAAAATCTTTGATTTTTTTCTTCGATTTAGCGCGGAATTCAGGCGGGATAGCCATCGGGTACAGACTCGCCAAAATATTGTTGAGTCGCCAGGCAATGTCTGGATGCACCTCAAAGTGTGCGGTGCCTTTCAGGTAGGCTTTGATGCGCATCTCGCCGCCATCAATAGTCATCCATTCACCGGGATAATTACGTGCGGCCTGTAGCGCCTTGTTTGTCAGTTCGAATGATGGTTCCGGTCGCCCCATGAACTTAGCGATGACCTGTCGCAAATCGAGCACATGATTGACCTGCTTGTAGTTCGTCATTCCCCACTGGTCGTACACATCGGACAGGATCATGTACTTGCTGAAACCACTAGGGCGGTTCGTTACATGTTCGCCAGACAATGCGCGGAAAATACCATCCACACGTTCACTGAAAAATTTGGCGCGAGAGTTGAGCATATCCATGAGCGTTGCTCTGACTGTTTCCTCTTCAAATTCAGGCAGAGGCTCCAGAGTCCATTCTTTCTGGATTTCTCCGGATTTCAGCTCAAAATGATTGAGTCGCGGGGCTTTGATGCCCTGGGGATTATCGATCTGTTCACGCCACTGTTCCCGACGCTTGGCTGGCATGACATCAAGTACGTCGGTCAGCAGTAGCGCTCTCTGCCAGTATGTCGCATTCAGGTGACTTATCGCACCCTCCCGAGCGAATAGGTCGCTAATCGCAGGAAAACTCCTGAAACGTTCGCCACGGCGGTTTCCACTCATGAAGTGTTCTATTGCCACTTGAGCGTCGTTATCGCTAAGAATCGCCGCTAAGGACTCGATTTTTTGGCGTTCGAGTGTATACCTACCCATCAGGTTGTCCACCAGGTCGCTTGGTGCGGGTGCGAAAAATTCGCCGGTATTAAATACTTCGCTGGTCATTTGGTCATGTCTCGTTAAATTTCTTGATCGCCTGGTGCTCAAGGCTTTTGGCGAAAGTCATTTCCCACTGCTCCTGGAAGCGCAGAGCGTCTTCTGGCTGCCAGTAATCGCGGAATTGGCGCAGTTGCGCCGGGGTGAATGGGATTTGGTTGTCGAGCAGATGCCCCCATTCGGTGGCTCGTTTCGAAAAGCCGGGAAGGGGATGCCAGCCTAGATACATTCGAAATTTCCCGGATGGTTCTAGGGCAAAGTTATCCACAGACTGTTCGCGCGCGTTTATGATCTCTCTCTCTGGTTTTAGATCTTTATCTTTATCTTTATCTGTTGTGACATGGTGTGACGCATCGTGACATTCGTGTGACATTTCATTTTTATTTCTGCTCTCTTTTTCCCTTTCACGTTGTTCTCTTTTTCTTTGAGTAGCTGATTTTGCACCAGTTTTTTTATTTCCATGGTCCTCTTTTTTGGGCTGTCTGTGCTCCCATCCGGTGAGGTGCGTTCCGTCTAAAACACGCCCCTGCATAGCCGAAATTACCGCTTCAATGTCACGATTTGTCACGTCAAAATGTGACGCTAAATCTTCATTCGTGACATTGGCGTGACCGCGTGTGACATTTTGTGACGCGCTCACCAGCAGATGTAAGTAAACGGCCTGCACCAATGCAATTGGTTGCCCGGAAAATTTGGCGATCGTCCGCCATTTCGGATCATTGGGCATGTCATGCCAAAGGCGCAGCCATGTGTTTGCCATAAAAGCCTCGATTACGTAACGCTGTCGGAGTCACGTGATGAAACGTTAGTCATTGGTCATGTCTCTGCTGCTTATCGCGATAAGCTCTACGGATATCCTTGAGAGCCTTATCCAGTCCATCACATTCTTCCTCAAAGTCTGAGAGCGGAGCGTTGAGCAGCGCGGCATTAACTACGTCAGCGTGTTCTTTCAGAAGCCTTGATGTAAGAAATTCAATGCTGTTCCCAGCAGTCACCATTGCGCGAATCCCTGGATCCATTGCATGAAGAATCGCCGGGGCAAGATCGGTGAGTTTTTCTCGTTGAATCGTGGTCTGGCATTTGCGCCAGCGATGGAAAATATTTTGATTATTGTTCCGCAAGACATCGTGATCGACGCTGCCATCAGGCTTTACGATGCGTTGAAGCTCGTGGGGTGAGCGCAGGCCCAGATCAAAATATGCGCTGGTTATTCGCAGCGTCGCTTTGAACTGTGTGGTTTCTCGCGACCATTCCTGGAGCGCGGAACACAGAAGGGGGAGGTTGATTTTCATTGTTCAACCTCATTACGGCTACGTTCTGTATGCTCAAGTTCGGACGGGAGCCAGAATCTCTGCCAGTCGTCAGGAAGCATTTCACGCCTGGTAACTAAGCCATTGGTCGCCACTTCAATCGCAAGGGCGCGGGATGGTGGAATTCGTGTGTAACCCGACGCCATTTGTGACAGAAATGACACAGTGATTCCAACTTGTGCGGCTAGTTTTGAAACGCCGCCGCGATCAAGTGAGGCGATGAAACTCTGTAATTGCATAATTACCTCTTTGCTTATTTGGTTATTAATTTTAGTTAGTTTTGGTTAATAAGTAAATAGGTTGCCTCTTTTATTAATGCTAATTAAAATTGGTGTATGGACGAAAAAGAAACCAGAAGAAGACGCTTGAAAGAATGGTTTGCCGATGGCAAGTACCCTGAGAAAGATTCAAGCTACATATCACAAGTCATCAACGGGAAATCCATTGGTGAGAAGGCCGCACGCCGCCTAGAGCGTGATTACGGTATGCCTGAAAAATTTTTGGATAAACCTTATGACGTACCAGAACACTACCCGGTTGAGCTAACCAGTCGGCAGCAAAAAGTAATCGATCTTTTGGACGCGCTTCCTGATGAGGAAGTCGATGACTTTATAGTGAAATTACAGGAGAGAAAGGCATTTTATGATCGAAGGCTTCAGAGCTATCTTAGTAAAAACAAGCTTTGATTATTACCATTCGGTTGTTTTATGAATAAATTTGGCCTAATCTTACCCACATGCTCGACAAGTTGTGCCCACGAAACCCGCTCCGGCGGGTTTTTGTGAGATGAGCACCACACATGCGATGACACACATTGCCCCTTAAATTTGTCAAAAATCGGATTAAGTTGATTCTTTGCTGATATTTTAAGAACTCTACCTCTGTTAACATCTCATAATGTGCTTTCAGCGGAGACATGGACGTGAAGTTAGAAATTCCCGGAACTGCCAGTGATTATGTCACTGAGCAGGGAAAAGATTGTTTAGGTAAAAACTACAAAGCGAACAGAGCCAAGATTCGAGATCTTGTGCGAATTCATGGGGAAGCAATTAGAGATGTTATTGCTGATGGCAGTAATGTCCATACGGCTAATCTGGATTTTAACGATCAAATCGCTGCTTTTATCGCTGAATTGCCTGTTGAAGCCCAAAGCATTTTTTACGATGTTCTGACGGAGGAGATTAATGCACAAGCATTGTCTACCAAAGACAAAACAAATGAGATAAATGCAAAAATTGCCGCCGATGCAGAATTTTCTAATAATGTGGGCCTGTGGATAGGCGCAGCAATATTACTGGTTGTTGTGCTTTTCTTTTTTGGGGTTATTTAGCATAAATAAAACAATACTCGCTAAGTTTCTCCCACCTAAAGCCCGCGTTCAGCGGGCTTTTCCGTTATCTGGATGGAGGGTTAAATTTCCACATATTCCGGTAAGTAACCGTACCAGCGCAGTTGATCCAATACATGCTCCATCACCTGTGATGGCCGCGATACCTTAGTTGTTGAAATATTGAAAACGTCAGCATGGAGGCTAAGCCCAGGAGCGTAAGGAACATGACTGAACCCCTGAATATAAACGATATCGTTTTCTGATATTACATTTTGCTTTTGCAGCATGGTGTTCAAATTTTTTTCAATCTTCTTGCATGCAGCGATTAAATGATTTGCTCCATCAGGGGAAAAACTACCATTAATCAAAATATTAGGTGTTAGAGTCATATTTTTGCTCCTTGAGAATTCTTTTAGGAATCGACGAAAAACTATTCACGAATGCTTCTGGATCGCAAGATCCACACCTTCATTCAGCAATTCGTTAATTGACATGCCGGTTGCCTGCGACATTACCGCCAAAGCTTCATGACGGGCAGGGGTAAGCCGAGTAGTGACCTTTCCACTGAATGATTTATACGGCTCTATCCCATCTTTGCGGCATTCATCCAGGAAGATCCGCAATGACTCGGAACCCTCCTTTTTGAGTTCTTCCACGCTGTACGCGTAGAAATCCGCGCCGCCGTTAAGGCCGACGAACTCGCCGCGAAACATTTCTATCTCAGGGTCGAAAGTGATGACGGCCTGATGGCCGTCGATTTTAAGCGTGTTGATCATGGTTTTACCCCCAAACTGTCTAACCATATCCTGATGGAGTTAACCGCCCCCTTGTCAGTGGTTGGTCTCGGGTGCGGGCGGTGGAAAATTTTCTTTTCACCTTTGAATAAGACCGCAATCCTCGAACCTTCCCTTTCGTGAACTTCCGCGCCGAGAGCAATAAAAAGTGCTTCGATGTCTGACCATTTTATTGAACCGCTAACCGGGCGTTTGAACACATCTGACAGCGTTTTCTGATGTCGTTTGTTCATGAATTAATAGTATCACATTGTGACACCATGTAAAGGTGTGGTGTCGTTATTTAGTGTCATTAAGAGGTGCGAAATGCCTGAACCATCCGTCGGTACGCTGGGTGCCACTTTGCTCGTCAGTGGAGTTTCAGTGGCCGGGCTATTTCCTGGTATCGATCCGGGGGTGTTAATTGCAGCTATCGGCGGGGGGCTGATATTTGTCCTTACTGACAATGATTATTCGCCATTAAAGAAATGGCTACTTTTGCTTCCTTCGGTGATCGCAGGGATCGTAGCCTCACCCTTCATAGCCGCACTATTGACAGAATTAACCCCGGTGGCCGTTACTGCTAAACGCCCAATCGGTGCTCTGATTTCCAGTGCAATTGCAGTGAAAATTCTCATGAAATTTGCCGATAATCCCGGCGCTACATTTAAAACAATCCTGAACCTGTTTCGACCAGGCGGGGGAGGTGGTAATGCTAAATGAACTCTGGATATTTCTGACGTTTCATTTTTCTCATCTACTTAATCAGACACTCCTCGGCCTTAATACGGTTTCGTGTCTGCTGATTTTTTTTCGTCTGTTTCACTTCAGGCGACAAGGAGCATCACACCGCCCAGGTGTTTCATTGCTGGCTCTGGTGATGATGCTTGCGGCTGTTTCTATCCCGATCATGATTTTTGCCGGGTACATCAAACAAACCAGCATTCCCCACACAGTTTTGGGTATCACATTGCTGGTGGCCATCTGGAATTCCAACGGAAATCTGGCTCAACTTTCTAAACCACTGATGAAGTGAAATGCATGAAAAATCTCTATTCTGAAGACGACATTTTCAAAGAAATCATCACAAGGGAAGGTGGTTATGTTAATCACCCCGATGATAAAGGCGGGGCCACATGTTGGGGGATCGCAAAGAAAACGGCGCGGGCCCACGGATATAATGGAGATATGCGGAATCTGACGCAAGAACAGGCACTGGCAATCTATAAAGCGGATTACTGGCAGGGACCACGTTACGACGAAATTGCAAAACTCTCGTACCCAATCGCAACTGAACTCTGTGATACAGGCGTGAATATGGGGCCATCAGTTCAGTCTAAGTTTTTTCAGCGGTGGCTCAACGCTTTCAACGATCAGCAACAAATTTATCCTGACCTGACGCCTGACGGGCAGATTGGGCCGCGTACCATCAGCGCCTTGAAATCCTTTCTTTCCCATCGTGGAAGCGAAGGGGAAAACGTTATGCTCCGCGCTTTGAACTGTAGCCAGGGGCAACGTTATCTGGAACTGGCAGAAGGTCGCGAGGCAAACGAATCCTTCATTTACGGCTGGATCAAAAATCGAGTATCGATATGACGCAAATTAAAGCCCTCCTGGCATTTGTCGGGGCTGCAATTCTGATCGCTCTCGGGGCACTTGGCATAGGCAATGCTCGTGGGCGCAGTAAAGCGGAAGGCGAAGCGGAAAAACAACGTACCGATGAGAACGCTGCCGCCTCAAAAGCTGTAGCAGATCGCCGCGTCGAAGCCACTAGCGAGGCCAGTAATGCACAGCAGACTGTCAATCACATGCCTGATGACGATGTTGATCGCGAGCTGCGGGACAACTGGACCCGCAAAAGTTGAAGTAATCGACACAGCATGTGACTGGATTAAGCCCATCTATGCCACTTCTCATGATTGGGATGTACTGGACCGACAGACTAAAAAAGACATCCTGACGCACAACAGGGCATGGCAACAGAACTGCCAGGAGCCAGTTAAATGACAAAACTCTCTGGTGTTTACACCAACCCCGATGGCGCAATTATTCCCGGCGCAAGAATCACCCTGACACTCGGTGGTAATACAGAAAAATCGTTCATCAAACGGACCGTTGAGTTCACAACGGGAATGGATGGGTCGTATTCCGTCGAGCTTACCGCTGGCGGGTATTACGTTGACGCGACATATCAGGGGGCAAGACGGCCCGAACGGCTCGGAAATATCGCCATAACTGCGAACTCAGATGACGGCACTCTCAATGACTACCTGATCCTGAACAACGAGCCGTATGACCCGGTATATGACGAGATTCAGCAAGGGTTAAGGGATATGGAAGCCATCAAAAATAATCCTGCAAATGTTGTGCAGTTTGAGGCTGATATTCCTGGCGATCCTTCTGGCTTTTATCTCGTGCTGAATGATGAACAAAAAAATGCCCCGACGTTGTATCTGTACGCGAATGGGCGTAGGTATTGGCTGGCAATGGTGGACGACACATGAGTAATCGATTTCCCGCAGAAGCAACGACAGCAGCAACCGTTGCGACTGATTTTAGTGGCGTAACAACAGCGGGTGCGAGCGTTGAAATTCTCGCATATGACGAATCCGGCGTACTAACGTGCATTCAGAACCTGAGTGACAGCGATACGCTTTACCTCAGCATTACCGGCGCGGCCAGCGCTCAGCCAGGCAGTTTTCGCCTTTTGCCGAATGGTTATCTTGAGTTGCCGGGTATTAATGCTGTGACTGCATACGCAGACATTGCAGCGCCGTTTACTGCTGTGAGGTTCCGCTATGCCGATGTTTAACCCCGCACAGGAAAAAATCTCACGCCTGTTCACGTCGGTGCTTACTGCGCCGTTGCCGGTCATGGACAATGCGCCAGTCACCACGCTGGCGCGTGGCGTTGGTCTGTCGTCCGCGAGTATCGTCTCCGGTGGTGCCGGGTATAGCGCCGGGGATAATCTGACGCCAGCAGGTGGCGAGTCCGATTTCACCGGGCGTATTCGTGTGACCGGCGTCGATGAGAATGGCGTGATCACGTCTGCGGCGGTTCAGACTGCGGGCGTCTATTCAGTCACTCCTTCAAATCCGGTCGAAGTGACTGGTGGTGATGGTGCAGGGGCACAATTCAATCTCGGCTGGAATGCCAGTACAGCATCATCAATCTACAATCCGAAGCTGTTCAGCCGTGCTGATGATTCAGCGTTCGAGTTTCTTGGATACTCGCCGAAAGACCCAACTCCCGGTTCAGGATATCGCGGCAATGGAGTGCAGAACGGCACGCAGGCCGTTATCGAATTCTATTCTGATGCAGATTACCTCGAATACCGCTTTTCTGGCGGTAATTATCAGGGTGATGTTTACGTCAATGGGCAGAGAATTGCGGCTAAGGCCGTGAAAACGGACACATCTGGTGCGTCCTATGTGTACGCAATTGACTGGTCCGGAGCGTCAGAAATTCGACACTATCGGCTGTGCGGCATTAACACTGGCTTCGGAGGTGTGAACGTCGCGCAACAGTACAGCGTATGGGCACCAACAGGCGCACGTAAGCTACTGGCATGGCAAATGGGTGACAGCTATACAGTTGGCATCGGCGCAACACAAGGTTCCTTCAACATGTTCCGTGTGATGTGTGATTCGCTAGGAATTGAAGGGATAGCTGATGGCATCAGCGGAGCAGGATGGACATCTATTCAGGATGGGCGTGTGCCGCCGGAGCGCGTCGACATGAAACTAGGTAGTATCACCCGCGCGCCGGACCTCGTGTTTTTCTCAATGGGCTACAACGACGCCGCCGTGGGGCGAACTGAGCAGCTAAAAGAGAATATCAGGCTGTCGTACAAACGTGTGCGCGAGCTATGCCCGGCGGCAATCGTCATCAACATTGGCCCTGCAACACCGCTCGGTCGTGTCGGCATCATCACGACAATCAGGCAGGCAGAAATCGAAGTTTGCGAAGAGCTGAATATACCGTTCGTCGATGTCGATGATTGGGTCAGCGCCGCTAACAAATCAATGTACACAGGCGGCGACGGTGTTCACCCGACCGATGCCGGTCATTTCTATATCGGCGTGCGTATCGCTCAGGCTGTTTCCGAAATTATCTGAAAAAAGTGAGGGTTTCGTGACGGACATTTATCAAATCACAATCACAACAACAAATAGTGAAGAATTCGTAGGACTGATGAGACGTAGGCAGCCAGAAATTGTCAACGGCTATGTCGCTCTGTCAATGGAGAACGGGGACTGGATGTATTTTTCTCCTGAAGATGTTCGGCGGTTTCACTTTGAGCCGGTTGCTTCTGACGAGGAAAATGACGAAGAAGCTGCGCTTCCAGAAGATGGATCTACGGAGAACGATGCCCCCGCAGAAGCCTCAGAATAAATCAAACGGCGGCCGAGTGTGGAGATCGTAATTTTACACAGCGCTCCCCAATCACCTGGCATAGGTATTTGGCAGGAAGCTTCGCGAAAGAGGATGACAGCAGTTATGTCACAGGAACCAGTTGCGAGTGTACATATGACAAAGTGACGGATTCTAATATAGAATATCCTCAAAAATAACGGGGATTATTTATGAGTGTCTGGCCTGCGATCATTGGTGCTCTGAGTGTTTTGAGTGGCGTTTTCATTACGAGTAAACTTGATGAAAAACGATGGGGAAAACAGATTTCTTACGAACGAGAGAAAGAAAAAAGTAAAGTTCTCAGGGAAAAAGGGGAAGAGCTTCACTCATTGATTTCGAGGTGGCAAAAATACATCGGCATTCACCATTTTGGTCAACTCTCCGTTTTAGAAGGAAAAATATCGGAGTCTCAACGCGATGAAATTGCAATTAAGAATCAATTAGAAGATGGTTTGCATGATCGGCTTGAAACTCTTCTTTTAGTTTATTTTTCTGAGCTTGAGCCTTCATATTCTGGAGTTAAAAAGTCTTTAGAGAATGCCAATGGTTTTTATGGTCTAGCACAGAAGAAGACAATGAAACACATAGACCTAATGTTCAACCAGACCACGGTGGACATTCAGAGAGAGTTGCAGAGTATTAATGAAGCTATACGAGAAAAATTAAAGGGTTGAGCAAGTCAAACTCGTAGGTGAAGCCTCGCTTATGACGGGCTTCGTTGTTAAAGTTCAGAACAAATCAAACTGCGGCGTGGCGTTGGGATCGTATTCTTCCACCGCGATACCCAATTCCCGCCGGAACCAACGGGCAACAAGCTGACGGTGGCAGAACTCCCCCGGTAACTCATAACACAGTAGCACTGGCTCGACATTTCCCGTCAGCATGTGCAGCTCGTTCCATGTCCTTTCTGGGTTCAGTTTCGCCAGTATGTCGTGCTCATACAGTTCGATATAGCGGGAAGTTGAAACCGAGTTAAACCAGTTACCTGGTGCCAGTTTCCGAAACGTGTGATAACCCGCTGGGGTATTGCGCGGCGCGTACCGGGCGATGCTGATACGGCCTTCGCCTTTGTAGAGTGAAAAACATGATGTTTTCATCCGGATTATGCCTCAACAATGAATGATTGCGGGAAACGGTAAACAAAACGACCACTTGGAAGTTGTTGGGTTCCCCAGAATGGTATGCCGCGTTGTTCACACGCACGTTGGGCATTTGCTTCAGTGGCATAGCTCGTTTTGCTTTGAAGTGAATAATCTTTGCCATCCATCCAACGTGTTGCTGCAAATTTGGTTTTCATACTAAGCACCTTCCGTTAAGTGATTGTTTTGTCTATGTATATATCCTACCAAAATGGACCTCTAAGTACAGTTTTACGCACTGAAAAATCCTTTTAATTCATCGCGTTAGACCGAAAGGCACATTATGTTCATAGGCTCAATACCTAAAAAACTCATCACCCAGATACTCGGCAACATCCACCTAAAACCCCGCGTTTACATCGGCTGTAGCGGCTCGTTCCGAACTGAGCACGCCATCAAAAATCTGATGCCCGATAAGCAGGTGTACGGCAATGACGTTTCGCTCCTGTCTTGCGCCGTCGGCAGTCTGCTGACAGACCAGAAAATCGATGTGGAATTTTCCGGCCGACTGGAACCTCTCAACCAACTGCGCGGTGATGCCGTGGCAAACACCGCCGCAATTTGTCTCGCTATCACGCTGGCCCGGTTCAAGGGCAATAACCAGTATAGCCAGGCGCATTTTGCTCACATCATGCGGAATCTACCTGAGTTTTACCGCATTGAGCGGGAGAAGCTGCTGCGCTACACCGACGGATTCACGATTGACGGGTTCCATGCTGGTGACTTTCATCAACAAATTGACGCCGCCAGGGATAACGATGGCACGGTGATCATGTTCGCTCCGACGTATAAAGGCGGATACGAAAATATCTACAAATTTGTGAACACCAGCGTCAACTGGACCGCACCGGAGTACGGAATGTGGGATCCGGAAAACACTGAAGAGTTGATTCAGCGTCTACTGGCCGAACGACAGAATTTTGCCATCGTTTCTGACCGCCGCATGGAGAACGTGGAACCGCGCATCATGTTTGCCGGCAGCAACAAGCCGATTTATATGTATGCTAATGATGCCCGGTCATCACTTCGTCGCGAGCTGAAAAAGTCACAGCCATTCAGATATCGCATAGTTGACTCCGATGCTATCACCGCAGAAAGCGTGGTCGAGATAACACTGCTCACATCGCAGCAACTCAATTTTCTGAAGAATATCTACCTCGCGAAGGGCATCAATCACAAAGCAGGGATGATGAATTTCGCAGTGCTGGTGGACGGAATGCTGGTGGGCGCATTCATCTTCTCGATGGCGCAGTACGGTGACAAGATCCACAACATCTACATGCTGAGCGATTTTTCAACGTCACGACACCGCAAGCTGTCAAAGCTGGTGCCGATGCTGGCGACCAGTCGCAGCGTCATCGACCATGTGAACCGACAGTACATCATCGACATAAAGTCGGTCTACACCACTGCGTTCACGACGAAGCCGGTATCCATGAAATACCGCGGCATCTATCAGCTAGCGAAGCGCGGCGTGGGATTCCTGAATTATTCCTCGGTGGTACGCGAGCAGACGCCGCAGCAAATATTCGCAGAGTGGTATCGAAAATATGCCAATTGAAACAGTAATCCGGCGCGTCATTCTTACGGAACTGAAACTGCTAGAAAAAAATGCCCATTACATGGAACCTGGTGAATTTGACCTGCTGGTGGCGAACATCAAACGGGATGGCGTGATGACCAGCCTCCCGGTCGTTTACCGTGACATTGTGCTCTCAGGGAATCACAGGATGCAGGCGGCAATGAAAGCCGGGCTGGTGGAAATCGACGTCATCGACATTCTGACCGAACTGACACCCGACGAGCAGATGGCAATTCAGCTCAGCCACAACGCGATCAAGGGAAAGGATGACAGCAACGTCCTCCGGGAACTGTACGCATCCATACAGAGCCTCGACCTGAAAATTTACACTGGCCTGACCGACGACGATTTCAAAATCACTGACGTTGAGGTACAGACACTCTCATTTGCTCAGCCTGCCTACGAAGACCTGGTGATCGCATTCCTTCCGGAAGAGCGGGCGCTGTTCATCGAGGCGCTGGAAAAAATAGGGAAGAAGGCGAAAGACCGCCTGATTGTTGCCGGACGCGCCAGCGACTTCGATGCCGTTTTCAACGCCGTCATACAGACCAAAAGCAAGCTGAACATCATCAACACAGCCGAAGCACTGAAGACACTCGCAGAACTGGCGCTTCAGAAGCTGGAGGAAACACCCGATGACGCAGCGGATCCTTTACGACAAAGCGAAAATAGCGAAGGTTGAAGCACTTGCAGCTACACGGTTAAGTGCGCAGCAAATCGCGGATGTATTAGATATCGACTTTGACGAACTGATAAAGGATCAAGACCAACTAATGGAGTTTTTTGGCTCAATTAGAAAAGGGCGGGCGAAAGGTGAAGCTGAATTGAGAACTGCATTGTTCAAACTGGCAAGAGAAGGTGATGCGTTTGCACTCCGGGAGCTATTGAAGGTGGAGAAGAACCAGGACATTAACTGATGAGTAAACCGGACGAGAGCGCACTCAAAAGAGATTACTGTGCCGGGGTGCTCTCGATCCAGAAGGTCGCTGACAAGCACTCTGTAGCCAAGTCCACGCTATCGGACATGGCTAAAAAATTTGGATGGCAACGTCCAAAAAAGCCGTCCAAAAATTCCGTCCAAAACACAAGCGGACGGTCGGACGGACGGATGGACGGACGAGAGATAAGCCGCCAAAAAAATTCTGAAAAAATACCGAGCACTTTATCAATCGCTGGCAGCACATTCGATCCCGCTGAATTCGGGATTTCCGAACAGCTTGGATTGTTTGCTGAGTACGTCGCGGCTGGAAAGAAATTGACTGAAGCTTATCGCCTCGCTGGCTACAAAGGCGAAGGAGGAACGGCCAATTCAAACGCCAGTAGGATGCTGAGAAATGCCAGGGTTTCACGCGCCGTCCGATGGCTTCGTGACCGACGACAGCAACGGCTTGCGTTGACTGAGACTGAAATTATCCATCAGCTTTCTTCTATTGCATCAATGGATCCTAATGACATCTCTCAATTACGACGAGTGAATTGCCGATATTGCTGGGGGGATGACCATCATTATCAATGGCGCGACATTGATGAGCATCAGAAGGCTTGCAAGATCGCACTGAAGGACGAGAAGCCACCACCAGGGATGGCAGGGGGCATTGGTTTTGTTGAATCGGCTGTTCCGAATGAGGATTGCCCGAGGTGTGGTGGTGAAGGCACGATGCAAACTTTCTGGGCAGATACCACCATGCTAGATGGCCCGGCCCGCTGGGGGTATCTGGGAGTGAAAGAAACAATGAATGGGCTTGAGATTAAAATGGCAAGTCCTGAAGCCGCCCGCCGTGAACTGTTACGCCTGCTGCTGGCATCAAAGCAGAATACGCCCCCGCTTGATACCAGCATGAATATCGACGAGTTCAGGCAGGCCAGAAAGGAGATGCTCGACGATGATGACTGCTGAGCAAAAATCTTTTGCTCGCAGGGTGGAGTGCGAAGAGGACCGGATGTACTTTGCCCGGTATTTCTTCAAGCAGCGGATGGGGAGCAAGATGCTTGTTGCCCCGCACCATCAGGTTATCAGCGACACCCTGCACCGAGTAATCGATGGTGAAATTACTCGTCTCGTAATCAACGTCCCGCCGGGGTATACAAAAACAGAGCTGGCGACAATCAACCTGATCGCCCACGGCATCGCAATAAACAATCGCGCCCGATTTCTGCACCTGTCCTATTCGCACAATCTGGCATTGCTGAACTCGTCCACCGCGCGCGGCATCATTAAATCACCAGACTTTCAGTCAATGTGGCCGATGGCGCTGCGTGAGGATGCCGATAGTAAAGCTATGTGGTGGACGCAATACGGTGGCGGCGTGTATGCATCATCCGCTGCCGGGCAGGTTACCGGGTTTCGTGCTGGTCATATGGAGCCGGGTTGGCAAGGTGCGTTGATTCTTGACGACCCGGTTAAGCCCGATGACGCATACAGTGAGACTGTTCGTGATGGTGTGAACAATCGCTTCAACGAGACAATAAAATCCCGCCTGGCGCTTGAGTCGACGCCGATGATCGTCATCATGCAGCGTATCCACTATCACGATTTAAGTGGATATCTTCTGCGCGGTGGCTCTGGCGAAAAATGGCATCACCTGAATCTGCCGGTGATCATCGACAACAGTGTGCCGTATTCCGAGGTCTACCCGGAAAACACTCACTCAATTCCTGTTGATCATGGCCTGCCTGATGGCTGGCTATGGCCTCTGAAGCACAACGAATCACACCGAACAGCTCTGTTCTCACATCGGCGAACAGCAGAAGCGCAGTACATGCAGAACCCTCGTCGTTTCAATGCAGAGGGAGCATTGTGGACGGAAGAGATGATCGCCGCCGCCCGCGCAATGAAAATTACGCAGGAGTTGTCCCGGACGGTCGTTGGTATAGACCCGCAAGGGACAAACAGTGAAGAGAGCGACGAAACAGGAATTGTGGTCGCAAGCGCATACGGAAGCGGAGACGAAAAGCAATTCACAGCCGATGCTGACTACAGCGGCAAATACTCACCGAATGGCTGGGCTACACGTTCAATGGATGCATACAAAATCCATGATGCTGACGCGATCATTATCGAGACAAACCAGGGCGGCGATATGGCAGAGGACACGCTGCGTAACGCCGGGTTCAAGGATCGCATCATTCGTGTACATGCAAGCAAAGGTAAATTTGCCAGAGCAGAACCCATATCAGCGCTATACGCACAAGGACGCGTAGCGCATCGAGGCAGTCTCTATTATCTGGAAAATCAGATGATGGAGTATGTGCCGGTCACCGCCAAAAAATCACCTGATCGACTGGATGCAATGGTCTGGGCTATGTCCGAACTAAGCGGCCTGGTCAACGGCGCCTTCTACTTCTGAGGAAACTCCGTGAATGAGAACGACACCCGCCTGGTAATGGCTGTCAATCAGCTTACCGGGCAGATTCGGCGTGCAAATTACCTTGGGCATTTTTCGCCATATAACGCCAATACCAAACGACCCACGATGTACCAGGAGTTCGGCTACCCAGAAGAAATAACCTTTCAGGATTATTACAATATCTACAGCCGCAACGCAGCGGCATTTGCTGGTGTGCATCGACTTCTGGATGGCTGCTGGCAGGACATTCCCGACATAGTTGACGGCGACGACGAAAAAAAAATGAAGGAATCGACACCGTGGGAAAAGTCGACAAACAAATTCATGAAGCGTCTTTGGCCTGCAATCAAAGAAACCGACCGCCGAAATATGATTGGGCACTACTCCGCTGTACTGATACAGCTTAGGGATAGCGGGAAATGGGAAGAGGAAATTAACAAAGCAACGGTGAAAAGTGTTGGAGATAAAGCGCTCGTCAGGCTGATCCCAGTATGGGAACCGCAGCTCACGGTTGCAGAGTGGGAAGAGGACATTAATTCCGAAGAATATGGCCTGCCTAAAATGTACAACTTCAACCAACAGCCTGTTGGCGGCATGGCGTTTCAGGGGCCGGTCAAGCCAACGAAAATACATCCCTCACGCGTTGTTATTTTCAGTGAAGGTTCAGTCGATGGGGATCCGCTGGCGGGTATACCGCTGCTTAAAGCTGGTTTTAACAAATTGCTGGACCTTGAGAAAATCAGTGGCGGCGGTGCCGAGGGGTTCCTGAAAAATGCAAGCCGTCAGATGGTTGCTGAGTTCGACGACAAAGCCAGCATGGAAGCCATTGAGGCGCTAGCGGTAAAGGCTGGCTATAAAAACCTTGGCGATGCTATGGGGGCGAAATTCGACAAAATGAACAGGGGAACGGATTCCGCCGCGGTAATGCAGGGCGGGAAAATAAGTGTCTTGTCCGTAGCCCCCGGAGATCCACAACCGACATGGACTGTTACAGCTAACGAATATGCTTCCTCACTACTCATCCCTTTTACAATGATGTTTGGGCAACAAACCGGACGTCTGGCGAGCGATGAAGATAAAAGTGATTGGGCGATCCGTAGAAATCAGAGGCGAGGCACTTTCCTGAGTGAGCAAATCACCGAGCTACTGAATCGATTCTGGGCCATCGGCCTGATGGAGCCGCCTAAAAACGGAGAAGTGACGATTTCATGGGCTGACTTGTTGGCTCCGAGCGAAAAAGACAAAATTGAAAACATGGGGAAAATGGCTGATGTCGCCGTGAAAACCCAGCAAGCTTTTGGGCAGTCGTCTATTGAACCAAATGAGGTTCGCGACGTTGGGGAATTGGAGCCATTGCCTGACGCTGAAAATATCCGTGACAGACCAACGGAAGCCGAAGCGGGGAACCCTCTAAATGGTGATGAAAACAGCAAAGATGCCGGTAATTCCGGTAAACAAAAAGGATCCGACGCAGAGCAGTCGGGCCGTCAACAGGATGCGGCGTGATATAGCCGAACGCTACTACGGTATTAAAAAAGACCTGTCTGATTTCATCATTCCTCAACTGGTGGGCATGGCTTCGGCAATGAACGCTCAGCGCGGTGCCATAGTGTGTAACAACGAAGATAATGATCCGTCGCTATATTGGGTTACTGTCAATGCGTACACCTATGAACTGGATGCATTAAAGCTCGCGCTTCTTTTGCAACGTACTCAGGAAATTCTCGATGACTGGCTCTTGGAGGGGGGGCCTGAGCATGTCTGGGCCGGGGAGTATGTTGAGGAGGAATACCGACGGGGAACTCAGTATCAACATACAAATCTGGCAGCGCAGTCGACGCCCTATGCAGAAGAAACCACGCTGTCACAGTTGTTGTTCAGCCAGCCATACCAGCGACGAATCGGAATTGCGTACGGTCAAACGTACAGTGGCTGGAGAGGGCTTTCTGACTCGACACGAACTGACCTGGCCAACGTCATATCTGATGCGGTAGTTCGGGGTATAAATCCGCGTGAAACGGCGAAAATCATCTCTGACCGTCTCGATGTTTCGATGAGTCGCGCCGAAAACATGGCTCAGACTGAGCAAGTTGGGGCGTATCGCAAGGCCATCTGGGATGAAGATGAGGACGTTAACCAGCGGCTCGGTATCAGAACACTACTACTTTGGTTGTCGGCACTGAAGCCAACAACACGCAGAACGCATGGCATGCGACATGGAAACACTTACACCCGACAAGCAGTCATGGATTTTTACGCAACGGGAGGGAATCGCTACCGATGCTACTGCAGCCAACTTTCGGTGCTGGTGGATGAGAATGGAACCGTTCTGAATCCGGCGTTGATAAAACGCATGATCAAGCAGCGAAAAGAGTGGGGGGAAGCCGGGACTGCGTAGGGAATTTTATATTTGCGGTGTAACTCAATCGGTAGAGTTGTGCATCAACGCGGCTCTGAAATTTCTGGTCGTGCTCGGTACGGCATGATGCTAATGCCTGACGAGAGTGTCGGTTCGAGTCCGGCAGCCGCAACCCATTACTGACCCAGCCATTGAGCTGGGTTTTTTATTGTCCGAAATCCACCAATGAGGACGCAACGTGACCGAATATTGGTGCTGTGCATGCGGAAAGGTCATCCGCTTCGATTATGTTACGCCCCTGAATTACATCCCAAGGCATTGCCGGACCCTGATGCTTAGAAAGGTGGAAACCTTTTCACCAGCTAAAGGCCCCAAGATTCCACCCATGAAACGATAAGAGGACCAAGCATGAAACGCAATCGCGTTAACGTGCTGACCGTCGTCAACTCCGCTTCAAACATCTCAACTGAAATAATCAACGGACGTGAGCACATCGTTGTTCGCGGCGTCACGCCTGTTGTCGATGACATTGTGATGAATGGCAAGTTGTATCCGGCAGCAGAAATCGAAAAGGGTTACAGGACTCTCGAACGTAACCCGATGCCCTTGGGCCACCCCAAAGTCAACGGGAAGCATATCTCCGCACGAGACGTACAGGCAGTTAACGAATACCACGTTGGTGCATGGTTGCAGGACGTACAGCATGTTGATGGCAAAGTGTCCGCCGACATGTACGTTGATAAGCGCTACGCCGAAGGTACAGAGAAGGGCCCGCGCCTGCTGAATCGCCTCGACGAGATGGCTGAGAATAAAAACGTTGAGCCGATCCACATTTCAACCGGACTACTTTATTCCGGCATCGCCGCAAACGGTCAGTCGAAGGGCAAAAAATACCGCGAAATTGTCACCAACATGTTATTCGACCATACGGCGATTCTGTTGGATGAGAACGGAGCCGGTACGCCACAGGAAGGCGTCGGGATATTTGTTAATGCGGAGGACGGCGCGGAACTGGAGATAGAGATAGCAAATCTTGCAGATGCATCCGATTGCACACGCGAAGGGCTGCTCAACAAAACGAGGTTCTTCTTCACCAACGCCTCAAATTATTCCTTTGAAGATATTCGGACTGCCATCTGCGACACCCTGCGTGCAGGCCGAAGTGATGATTTATGGCTCTATCCGGAAATCGTCTGGCCGGACACCTTTATCTATCAAGAAGGTTCCCGGTTTTTTAAACAGAAATACATCATCGATGACAACGGTAAGGCCGTGTTCGTCGGTGAGCCAGCAGAAGTCGTGCGCAAGCCCACTGAGTGGGATGAAGTAACCAACGGAGAAACCAACACAATGAAAGACAAGATGCTCGCCGCGCTAAACGGTGCTGGCGTTAAAACCGAGGGCCTGAATGATGACCAGGTTTGGGAAGCCTACAACCAGTTCATGAAGACTGAGAGTGAAAAGCCACCAACGATACCTGTCGTTAACGCAGACGCCATTTCACTGGCAGTGAACGAAGCCCTGAAACCGTTGAATGAAAAGCTCACCTCGCTGGAGGGACGGCTGCTGGCAAATTCAGAAAAGGAGATCACAGAGAAACGTGAGGTGGTCAAGGAAGCCTTCAACATGTCTGACGAAGAAGTGGCAGACCTCACAGGAAAAGCTCTGGACGGATTCTATGCGAAATGCCAGACCACAACAGGGCTGAATGGTGCGTACCGCCATGTCAATAACAGCGAAACATTCACCGATATGCCGGAGTAAAGAAAATGGCTAAAGACGGAAAACATGTGATCCACGCGGGCGGAATCTTCCCTAATCCGACATTAAATCGTGAGGGGCCTGCATCAATGCCCATTTTACCGGGAACGATTGGCGTATTCGCGAGCGGTTTCACGCCCGCGGTTAGCGGTAACGAGGCTGCTATTTTCTATGTGGCCAACTATGACTACCTGCGCTGTAAAACAGTCGATGATGAGTACCAGCCTTCCGATATGGTCGTCGCTATTCATCCCATTTCCGGCATGTTTCTTAACGTAAGGGCCGCCGCCGGCACATATAAAAAAGGTGATGAAGTCGGCGTGTCGAATGGAAAAATTGTGGCCGGAGCAACGCTTTTGGGCGTCAGCGCGTTTATGGAAGAAACCATCACGGCGGAAGAAGACGATCTCGTTCGCATCGTAATTAAGTAAGGGGATAAATATGTTCGGATTTTCGACGAAAGAAGCGACTGAAAAAGGGTTTATTGAGGCCCAAAATTTTCAGTTCCGAGAGCTGCGGCTAGCCAGAAATTCAAGCGCTCAGGCAGTGGCAGATTTAATGGCCCGCATTCGTTGGCGTGGTGATGCTGAAGATGTGCCGACATTAAACGCGACAAACGCTGTTGATGATATTCGCCGGCTCTATAAAACGTTTGACGGTAAAGTGTTGGATGAATTTAAGCCAGATACCGAATTTACCTTGCTCAATGATTTGTTGCCACAGGCCCGATCAGTACGTCTTGAAGAGTCAGTTTACGAATACGCCCGTAAAGGCGGTCGTGGTTGGGCGCATACTTCAATGACCGGGCAAGTTGGTGCGGCTCTGGACGCTAAATCCTATACGTTTGACGGGACAATGGTACCTATCCACGATTCAGGCTTTAAGTTTACCTGGCGTGACCCTATTTTTCAGAAAGGTTCTGCTCTGGCCTCGTTGAAAGATGCTCAGGATGGTTCGGTAGATGATGTTCGCCGTCAATATGTTGACTACATGTGGCAGGGCTTCCGCGATGACGACAACAATTTCATCAAGTTTGACGACTACACATGGAAAGGCTTACGTGCTGATGAGCGGGTTGCGCAGGTAACGCTGACAATCGATTTCTCTACCAGCCAGGACCCGAAGGCAATGCGAAAGGAGGCTATTTCCCTTCGTGATGTTCTGAAGCTGCAAAACTACCAGTACGGCAAGCAGACCTGGTATGTGTCGAGCGAAATCCTGTCGAACTGGGAACAATACTTTGACGTTAATGAAAACCGTACAGTTCTTGAAGAGATCATGAAGCTGTCCGGCATTTCTGCGATTAAGGAGGATGCCGAGCTTTCAGGAAATGAAATCCTGATTGTACCTCTGGCCGCGGGCGTTATTGCTCCAATCGTAGGTCAGGCGTTTGGGACGGTTGCCGACCCTCGCTTGTTCTATAACAGCGATTATGTATGGCGCACCTGGGGAGCTGCTGGCCTGATGGTCAAACAGGATATTAACGGGCATTTCTCTGTGGTTTATGCAAGCTAAGGGGGCGTTATGGCGTTTGTTAAAATAGTAGCGAGTAACCTTTTTGCAGGACAGCCTGCCAAGAGGTTGACGAAGGGAACGGTATATGACGTCCCGGATGAGTTGGCAGAAAAATGGGTGGGATCCGGTAAAGCGAAGGCAACGGAGAAAAAAGAAGGGGTGGCAATTTTTGCTACCCCTTCTGCTTTTGTGGTGGAGCAGGAGAAATACATCTCTGGTGAGAGTGGGATCAGCGCCGAAGAATTTGCCGCTGAGAAAAAGCGTGCCGACGAAGCTGTGGATGCGCTGGCTGCTCTGAAATCCTCGTGGGATGAACGGGAAGCAGCGCATGTAACAGCGCTTGCAGAAGAGAAAAAGCGTGCCGACGAAGCTGTGGATGCGCTGGCTGCTCTCAACAAAAAGGGGAAATAACAGTGGTAGCCCAGATCACAGCAGATGATGTGAATGCCTATCTCTCTGAGCTGGGCTACACCATCCCAGCAGCAGTGTTGACACCGATACTTTGCCGAGTGAACTCAATCATTCCGTGCATTGAGGGGGCGGGGTATGACGAATGCACCCAGCAACTCATTTTGTTGTATTGCGCGGCGTTAATGGCAACCACGTCTGGTGCGAGACGGATTAAATCGCAGGGAGCACCCAACGGGGCTAGTCGTTCCTTTGATTATGGCGATAACCTGGAATTGCTCAGCGATGCGTTGAAAAAACTCGATCCTAATGGTTGCACTAGCGATCTCCCTCTAAAGGTGGATAACACCGTCGGATATTTCGATGTGGTGGGAGGCTTTTATTGATGAGCAAAACCGCAGAGTGGGTCTACACCAATGTTGCTACGGTTTATCCCAAGGATTGGGTTGATGATCGCGAGGGTATCACTGATTTTGGCGTGCCATATCTCATTGCCTGTACATGGGAAGACAACCAGGAAACAGCGAACGACAGTACCGGTACCGAGTTTCTGACTAAATCCATTTTCTACACAGAATCAAAGCACCATGGGGCATATGTTCGCCTGCCGGTACGCGGTGATTTCATAAGAAAGGGTGATACCAGGTACGAGGGGGATCCTGTCGATGCAGAAGGCGATGAGGTCCGGGCCGTAAAGGATTGGGACATGTCTTTTTTCGGTGAAGATCCGGATTACAAAATACTGACATAAGGCGGTGGGCATGCCGGTAAGAGGCGTCAAAGAAGTACAGCGCAATGTATCAAGGTTGCTGGGGAGGGTGCGTGGTCCTATTTCAGAAAAAACGATGGTTGAGGTGCTAATTACCGGCGCAAGTGCAGCCGCCGCAATAACGCCACGCGATACATCAACACTGGTGAATAGCCAGTATCGGATCATTGCGCTTCTGCCCTCCGGGGTGCAGGGGCGTGTAGGTTTTGCTACTGAATATGCCCAGGCTGTTAATGATGCCTCTGGCGTTTTGGCAGGTACGCCTAGAAGTGATGATAACGGAAATTATTGGGACCCAGCAGGCGAGCCGGATTTTCTTCGTAAGGGGTTTGAACGCGATGCTGCGACGGAAATTCGTGCCGTCATCAGGCGAGGCTACAAACTATGAAACGCTCTGAAGTTTATAGTGCGCTGGAAGCCTGGTTGCTTAAACATGGCTTCGATACCGGCTACACAGTTCAGGTGAGATTCTGGACTGAACTCGATGCACCAAAGCGGGATCGCTATCTGGTTATTCAGCAGAACAATGGAGGAACGACCGAGGAGGCAGTAACTCGGGACTATTTCCGCTTTGTTTTAATTTCCGCGAGGAATGATCGAGGCGTTAGCGAAGTCGAGGACAATGCTGACGCGATACGTCAGGCAATGATCGACGAGTACAAAACAGAATGCATCGTTTCTATGAAGCCAATCGGCGGAATTCCATCAAATAAAACCAAAGAGGGCCGCTACCTCTTTGAAATCAATTTTCAGACAATTATCTCAAGATAACTGGAGCAAATACTATGGCAGGATGTGAATCAGGTGCGTTCACAGGGCGCGACGTGGTTGTTTTATACGCGATTGGCTGCCCTGAAATTCAGCCGCAGGCGGACGATTATGCCCGCCTCGGCATGATGCGAGGTAAAACCATCAGTGCTGAGTGGGATACCGCCGACGCTACAGGTGATATGAGCCCTCAGTTCACCAAAGAAAACCTCACAACTTACAAGAGCGTTTCGTTCTCAGGTGATGGCGTAAGTCGAAAGGAGGAAATTTATGGGCAAAAGGCTATCAAACGGCATGTTTATAACCCACCAGCCACGACCAGCAATCAGCCTTTCGTTTGGCTGAAAATCATTTCACCGTTAGATATTACCGAGGGACCGTTCCTGGTCAGTAAATGGGAGGATCAAGATCCGCACGATGACATCGCCACATGGTCAATTGAGGCGTCCAGCGCTGGTTTGGTTGATGTTCGGGATGTCGGCGGGGAAGTGTTTATTACGACTCAGCCAGAAGGAAGGGCGTTGACTGCCGGACAGACACTTACTCTGTCTGTCGGAGCAACCTCTACAGATGGTTCGGCGCTGACATATCAATGGATGAAAGACGAGATCGACATTCCCGGAGCTACTAACGCAACATTCACAATTGAAGAAACCACTGTCGAAGATGCTGGCGAATACAAAGCAGAAATTACTTCAAATACCGCCGGAACTGTTACGTCAGCTTCAGCCACTGTCACTATTACATGATCCAGGTAGGGGCTTAGCGGCCCCTTTATTTTATGAGAGCAATCACTGATATCGGACAGGCAGAAATCAAAGTGAATGGGCGTGTGTATTTTTTGAGTCCGTCATTTTTGGCTATGACCCGCATTGGTCGCCCGAACGAAATTGTTACGTCGTTAGTCCAAGTAAATGGTGGTCACTATCCTAATCACAGCATAAGTGATAAGGCACTGAGAATAAAAGTAATCGCGATATGTTATGCACGGATGGTATCGGCTGCGGTTCGTATATTGCGTGCCTGTTGCGAGGACGATATTACGGACGTAATAGGACACTACGACATCATGACTAGTGGCAGGGTTCGTATGCGTGAAGGCTTAATTCCTTGTGATGATGTGATCTGGTTGGCACGAGACCTGATAAAGCACGGTGTTCTCGGCGATCAGAAAAATGACGGTGATGAGGAAGTTGCGGGGGAATTCTCGAACAAATTCGACGCCCGCGCTTTTGTTTACCTTGCGGTCGCTCACATTGGGATGAGCGAGGAAGAAGCCTGGAATATGACGATGACCAGTTTCCGGGCGGCATTTGCTGCTAAATTTCCGAAGCCGGATAAACCGAAAATCCCTTCAAAGAACGACTATGACAAAGCGATGGTATGGGCCGATGCGGTATCAAAAAGAGACGCAGCGAGAAAAAAATAAATGCAATTTCTAGAATCAGTCAAGCAACAGAAATATAAGTAACATTCTGAACGCATGACTCAGCCCGCTCCGGCGGGTTTTTTTTCGCCTGGAGAATATATGGTTCAGAACGTTGGAGCTATTGAGTATGTCGTAAATGCTGACACTAGCCAGTTGCTCAGGGCAGATAAGCAGGTTGTGACTGTCACGCAGCACATGGAGCGAGGGTTTAATCAGACTGATGCCGCAGTCAGGGAATTAACTGGTTCATTTGGTCGGTTAAGCTCTGTTGCACAGGGCGTGATCGCAGTGTTATCAGCAAATCAGGTACTTGAATATGCTGATGCGTGGCAGACCGTAAGCAACAAGTTGGTCAACTCTATTAAGTCAAACGAGGCGCTGATCGACGTCACAACTCGAGTGTTTGACATAGCACAGAACACTCGCACCAGTCTTGATGCCACTGCAACGCTGTACGGAAGGATGGAACGGTCAACGAGAAAATACAACCTCAGTGCAGAACAGCTCGTAAGCCTGACTTCAACGATTAATAAGGGATTACTGGTTTCCGGCGCAACGACAGAAGAAGCCGCGTCGACAACGGTTCAGTTATCGCAAGCGCTAGCTTCCGGCGTGCTCCGTGGGGAAGAGTTCAACTCGATTACAGAGAACGGCAGTCGTATAGCGCTTGCGCTTGCCGATTCACTGGGCGTGGATATTGGCCAACTCAGGAGTATGGCAGCAACAGGGAAGTTGACAACAAAGGTTGTCGTTGATGGGTTACTCAAACAGGCCGTTCCTATAGCTGATGAATTTGCAAAACACACCATGACTCTGGGTCAGGCGTTCACTGTGGCGACAAACAACATCACGAAGTTTGTCGGTGAATCAACAACTGCGAAATCGACTATTTCCGGAATATCAACTGCGGTGGTGGCTGTGAGCGAAAACCTCGACACTTTGTCGACGGTATTTGCCGGACTGGCTGTTGTCATGGGCGCACGTTTTGCCGGTAGTATCGCCGCCAGCACAACCGCAATGGCCCAAAATATTATCGCATCAACAGCCCAGGCGAAGGCGTTGGCGCAGGACGCTGCTAACGCGGAGATTGCCGCGAACAGCGCAGTCAGGAAAGCCACAGCCGACAAAGAAGCCGCTATATCAGCCGCTGCGCTGGCACAGGCAGAATACAACGTTGCTAAAGGGACTCTGGCAGAGGCTACTGCGTTAGATAATCTCATTGCCAAAAAATCGGCGGCGTCAGCAGCTTCCGCTGATTTGGCAGTCGCTCAAAGAGCGCAGGCGGCGGCAATGGCTGAATCCGCAATTGCCGCGCGCGGCGCATCCGTCGCTTTGAATGCTCTGAAAGGAGTAATGGCGATGCTCGGCGGGCCTACTGGTCTCATCCTGCTGGCCGCAGCAGCGTTATTTACCTGGTATCAGAATGCGAAGCAGGCGAGGGAAGAGGCGATCGGGCTGGCAGATAACATCGATACGCTGGCTGAATCGTACAAAAACCTCAACCACGCGCAGTTACTCGGTACCCAGGCAAGGCTTGAAGAATCTGTCATTGCCCAAACAGATGCGATCGCAGACCTCCAGGATGAGGTCGACAAGACCGCCCGCGTAATGGATCTTTACGGTAAGCGGCTTTCCCGCATCAGTTCCGACAGTCCTGAGTACACGAGCGCACAACGCGCATATGAGCAAGCTGTACGTGACAACAAAATAGCGGTCGCTGAACTTGATACGGCACAGGAAAAACTCGCGAAAACTGGTGGTCTGCTGCAAAACGTAAATGAATGGCTCGCAAAAGGAATGGATAACCTTTCAGCCAAGGCAAAACAACTTCGCAGTGATATTGCCGCCATCACAGCGGATCAAACAGAAGAACGAAGCGCGAAGGGTGATCAACTTCTGGAGCGGCTCAAAGATGAGAACGCCCTCCTGCAAATCACCGACAAGAGGCAGCGTGCGGTTGCTTCTGCCAGACAAAAAGCGCTGAGTGCTGGCGTAGCTGATGGGTCGCAGCAACTCAAGCAAATTGAGGATCAGGCGGCTGCACTCTACGATCTCCAGCAGGCAGAGAAAACCAGATCCTCTTCTGCTAAATCCGCCGACGCTTCGACAAAAAAGCATGCAACAGAGCAAGCGGCGATAGCGCAAAAGCTGGAACAACTACGTCAGAAATCAGAGCTGGCAGCTAACTCAACCCAGGAGTTGAGCAGGGAGCAAGCCATCCTCAATGCTCAGCAGTCGCTCGGCAAATCTGCGACTCAGCAGCAAATAGATCTGGCGGGGAAATACGCTGCGAAAACATGGGATGTCACCAACGCGCTAAAAGCACAGCAACAGGCAAAGCAGGGACAGAAATTTGCTCAGCAAGAAATTGTTGCAGCCAAAGTTGATGTTAATCCGCTGACGGGGGTAGCGGAAGATCCGCTTGCGAAAATCAACCTCCAGGAACAGCAAAAGTTAGATGCTTTAGCAAAATATCAGAAAATTGACACAGACAACCTACAGCTATACGAGGATGCGAAAACAGCAATAACGCAACAGGCCGCAAACCAGCGAAACCAGATATTACTTGATGAACAAGCGAGACAGCAGCAATACACCAGCCAGGTACTGGGGATCGCGGCATCAAGTTTTGACTCTATGGCTCAGTTAATTGCAGCGTCCGGAGATGAGACAAGCAGTGCCTACCGGGCATTGTTCGCCATCAGCAAAGGGTTCGCGATATCGCAAGCGACATTAAACATGTTTACCGCAATTTCTAACGCTCTTGCTCTCCCATACCCGGCCAATATTCCTGCAATGGCTCAGGCCGCAGCATCTGGCGCACAACTGGCATCTACTATTAGCAGCATCTCTTATAGCGGTGGCCGGAGATACGGCGGTGGAGTTTCATCGGGGAATATGTACCGCGTAAATGAGAGCGGAGAATCGGAAGTGTTTCAAACGTCCGGAGGGCAGCAGAGCTTTATTCCGAATAAATCCGGAAAAATTATCCCCGCAGATGGTGCAGCAGGTGGGGGAAGTTCAACACCTACGGTCGTCGTTAACAACTACGCGAATGGGGTTGAAGTCCAGCAAACAGGGTGGGACAGGGACAATCGAATCATCACTCTGGCAGTTCGTGAGTCAACAAAAGAAGTCGCACGGCAGATGAGCAACCGCACCGGGGAAGTATCGCGTGGGCTTGAGTCCGGATATAACGTCACAGGAAAATCACAATAATGGCAACCGACATTAACTGGCCTCTTGGCCTACAGACCATACTATCAACCAGTAAATCCCGCTCCCAGTTACCAACATATCAAATGGCAGATCCCAGAAGTGGGCCACCTTATAAAAAACGATTGAGTGATGATGTTCCGGTCATTTGGGACGTCACATTTCGTTTTAAGGGCGATGATGCCACGATTTTTTGGTCATGGTTTGAGAACGCGATTGATCGCGGTCGACTCAATTTTAACCTCGCTATCAAGACTGAGTTTGGGCTTGTTGACCACGAAGTAACATTTCTTCCTGACTCGCTTTTACCAGTGAACGAGGAAAGTGATGTTTTCACTTATACGGCACAGATTTTAGCCAGAAAACTTATTATCCCGCCGGAGTTTCCCGACGATATCTGGGATGAACCCGATATCTATAAGGATCGAAGTATTCTTGACCCGGCCGTGAATTGGTATTGGCCTAAAGAAAAACGGGAGGAATAATGCCAGTTTCCGACTCTCAACGCGCATTCTGGAGTCAGAAAAGCCCCGCCGCTGAATTTGATACTGTAACTTTCGAGCATCCAGCGTTTTCTGAACCGATACGTTTAGTCGCTAACGTCTACTCGGACATGACATTCGGGCGGCTTCTGTATCGTGCATGCGCTATGACCCTCCAGAAGCCCGAGCAGGGCAAAGACCCTATTAGCACGGCGAGCGTAAAATTCTCACGGCCAGTCGTCGGAGATGAATTCAAGGAAGTGATCGGGAAACTTAACCCCTTCGATTGGTTCACACCAATAACTATACGATTACAGCAATTCACTGAACTGAATATGAGCGTGCCTATTCAGGATTGGACGCTTTATGTTACCGAAGATGGGGTAAGAATTAACCCCACAACAATTCAAATACAGGCATCAGATGATAATCCGATGATACTCAATACGAGCCAGGTCTACGATATTGAGCGCTATCCTGGACTTGCATATATTTGAGAGTTCACATGAAAAAAGAAGAGTTTATTAACCGAGCGGTTGGTTTGCCGTGGATTGATCGCGCCTGTAGCTGGAAAGCAATGGATTGCTGGGGAGTGCTCGTCATGTATTTTCGATATGTATATGGAGAAGAGCTACCGTGCGTCGAAGGTTATCAGACAGGGCAGATATCAATAACGGATGGGTTCGCTTTTCAACTGTCCAATGGGAAATGGAAACGTGTGGAAAATCCGGATGGAGACTGCATTGCATTCATGCTGTTCGATGGCAATATTGCATCACATGTTGGTGTGATTGTTGATGGTAAATATGCTCTTCATTCGGCTGGCATGGCTGGGTATTCAGGCCAGGTACGTTGCGACCGACTCGATGTATTCCGTCGCTTTCACTTAGGTGATATACACTTCTACCGTTATGAGGGGTGTCGATGTTTATAGTCTACCGTGACCCCAGGGGAATAAGCGGAAGGGAAATATATGAACTGGATTGCTCAATATCAATACAAGAAAACATAGCGAGGGTATTTCCACATGGTCTCGATGCGAATACCGCACTGCTGAGGCTGAACGGGCAGCAAATCAACCCACTCCAGATAGACCTTTCAAGAAAAGCAACAAGGCTTGATTTTCTTGAAATAATAATCCGTCAGCAAGGTACGGGACTACTGGTTGGGCTGATCGTTGCTGTTGTGGCAGCGGTAGCTGTTTATGTGTTGATGCCCAAGCCTACAATCCCTAACAATCTAGGGGCACAAAAAGACAGTCCGAACAACAGTCTGACAGGCCAAACTAATATTGCACGTTTATACCAGGCGATACCGGATATATACGGGCGGGTAAGGGTATTCCCGGATCTGGTTGAACCATCACTCATCGAGTACAAAGACAACATAAAAACCATAACCGAACTGATGTGCATAGGAAAAGGGAACTATGTTGTCGAAAATATGAAATATGCAGATACTCTTTTGAGCACTATAAACGGCGCGTCGCATGAAGTATTCAGTCCTTCAGAAGTTATTCCGATGGTTTATACCGCTGTTGGATCTCCTGATGTCGATGGGCAAGAAATAACACCGCCAAATCTTGGTGACATTGTTCTTTACGCGGCAGAAACTACTAATGTGATATCGTTAAATTACTCAGGAACTGTAGCGACTATAAGGATCGTTAAATCTCAACCATTTGATTATTTTTATGATAAATCTAAGCCCATAAATGTGCGTTTAACGGTTGATGCAACATACCTCGTAGCTAATTCAAATGGGTCAACTTCGCAAGAAACAGGCCGCTTCACATTGTCAGGAAGTCTCGCAGGGATGGGAATTAGTGATGATGGCGCAGTCACAAACGCAGAAGAATATTATGACATCAGCATCAATAACATATCCCCAAGCAGTAGTTTTCCGACGGGCGGAATCGTTCAAAGCACATATCTTAAACTGGAGGATATGGAAGCACTCTACGTTGGGCCGTTCATCATGGCTGCACCATGTGATCAAATCTGGTTCAACGTAACGTTTCCTAGAGGATTACAGGGGCGTGCTGAGTTTATTGCCGAATGGTGGCAGGTGGATGTGACGAACGATGTCATCCCTGGAACGCAAGGGAGCTATACATTCTGGCATTCTGACGGAACCTATGAACCGCAATACAGGACACACAGAATTACGCCATCCGTTGGCCGTGGGCGCTACGCCTTCAGAGTTGTACGGACGAATAATGGATCGGATCAACTGACCGACCAGGCAAAGCTGGAGGAAGTCTACGCCATACAGGCTCGTCGCAATGTGTGGGTGTACGACACGTTGGTTCGGGTGGTTACCAGGGCAACGGAGCAGGCCACTGGCATCAAAGAACGGAAATTTAATGCAGAAGTGACTCGCAAAACAATTTACTGGAATGGAAATGTTGTTGTTCATTCTCCCAGGGCATCCAGAGATTTTGCTGACGCGGTTTTGCATTCATTCATCAATATCGCGAACAGAAGAGGCGAACAACTGGACATTGAATCCTTGTATGCGATAGGCGATTCAATCAAGCAGAGCAATGAACGGCTTGGCTGGTTTGATTTCTCTTTTGACGATAAAGACATTTCGTTAGGGCAGCGGTTACAGACGATTTGTAATGCTGCAAGAGTCACGGTATTTCGCGATGGTTTGAAGTGGCGATTTACCCGAGATGAAAAAAAGGATTTTGTGGCGGCTCAGTTTGATGCGCGTAACCTTGCCAATGATAATGATAGCGGTACTCTGCAATTTAAAGGACACTTGCCAACGAGCTATGACGGGGTTGAGCTTGAGTGGGTAGATTCAAGCGACACCAACCAGGACGGTACTGACAAGAAAGCCTATATCCGGCTGCGTATTGATGCGGTTAACAAGAAAATAATTGTTGAGCCGGCCTCCCGACCATTAAAAATACAGTTGGCCGGATGTCGAAATTATGACCAGGCCATGAATCGCGCCCAACTCGAAGCCAGAAGACTTATCTATCAAAGACGCTACGTTGAAGATACCGCGCTAAGTGATGCATGGATAGTTCAGATAGGTGACCGTGTCCGGTGGGCAGACGTGTACGATGAGGCTATATCGAATGGTGAAATCCTCGAAATCAATGGGGACGTTTTTACGACGTCAGAAACACTTGCTTTTGAGAAAGGCGTCAATTACCGGGTATCGATAACGGATAAATATGGCTATCCATCTGAGTGGCTTACTGTCGCGGGGGTTAGCGGGCAAAAAAATGCATTTACAGCTGATTTCAGCACGGCTTTTACAGCTGATAACATCAACTCCATGCTTGGCTCTCGTTTCATATTAGTGCCTGCTGTAGCGACCGCTCCCCAGGAATTTATTCTTACTGGTAAGCCATCGGGTGATGACCCTTTAAAAATCAAAATTAGCCTTGCTCAGTATGATGAGAGAATGTACGCATTCGATAAATAAGAGCAAGGACTCACAACATCACAAACGAATTATGGCCGGGATAAATTCCGGCCTTTTTATTGGGGTAAGCATGAGTCGATATTACACATACGATCCTGTGCCATCTAATGCCATGAGGGATCTCAGTGATAACGCAATAATCGTTGACGAACTGGTCCATAAAAAAACACCAACAACACCTGATCGCTTCGGCATATTACTCATAACATGGTTTGGGCTGGTTAAAGAGTTCAGGGACTCATTAACCAAAATCGGCTACATAACGACGGATTCATTCCAGGATGGTGCCCGACTGGAATTATCTAACCAGGTGCTACGTTGGAAATTGCCGGATGGTGACGGAGACTATTATCGCTGGGATGGCGCATTTCCAAAAGATGTCCCTGTAAACTCAACCCCGCTGAGCGCTGGCGGAGTAGGAAAGGGGGCATGGGTAAGCGTCGGGGACGCAGCACTTCGTTCTCAACTGGCCAGCTTCGATGGAACAAGTTTTATTGGTTTGCCTTATGGGACGCTCAGCGATGCCATGCATTTCCTCACTCCTGAGATGTTTATGCATCACTCTGAGGTGGTAGTTACTCAGGCAATACAGTTATGTGCGGATGCTGCGAAAGCTCTGAACCTGCCTGTATTTGCTTCAGGGACGTATGATCTGACGGAAAGTGTGGAATTTGACGGTATCCGCTGGCGCGGTGGAGTCTTCAGAGTTGCGTCTGATGATAGGTCTACGGCAGTTCGTCTGGTCGGGGCTGATGTTGAGGGAGCAACATTTGAATGTTGTTATGTCCACATAACCAAATCAGGCAACACACGGTTTTACAAAAACAAACTTCACGGGCAACGCTTCACTGCCGCTGTCTTTATCAGAGCATTTGATCAAGATGGTAGCGTCGACATTTGTTTTAACGAGTTTTGGGATTGCAACTATGCAATTCTGCAACAGGGTACCAGCACTGCGACTGTCAGATCCGGGAGAATATCATTTAACCATATTCATGATATTTATGGCGATGGGATCGAATTGAACGTCGTTAATATGCATTATCCGGATGGATTAGTTATTGAAGGCAACATCATCAGTAACGTTGACAGCATTAACGCGAATAACGGTAATCATGGGGCCTGGGGCATAGGGATTGGGATTGCGGGGAAACCACCATATGGCCTGGACAGTGATGTACCGGATTCTCAGTATGTCGCGAAATTTACAATACGTAATAATCACATAACCAAATGTCGGCAGTGTATACATGTGGAGCTTGGGCGCGATTTTGTCATTGAAAATAATTATTGCTGGCCTGATACGGCAGTGTCAGGCGATTCCGGGCTTTACTTTGCAGCTATAGCTATTTATGGGTGTAAACGATTTACGATCGATGGTGTGACAGGTGAGCCGGTTGGTACTGCGAATCGTTATGTGTTAATTGAGTGGGGTGTTAACAATGGAACGACTTATGCTGGTCCGCCTCGTGATTTTACGCTGAGGAATATCAATACATATACGGGAGATATTGAGGTCGCCACAGCAGGTGGCGTCAAGTGGACAAATACCACGATTTTGGAGAACTCGCGATGCAGAATTTTGAAATGGCGTGGACTCCCAACATCTTCTATCTATCGTAACATTTACGCGAACAAAATTGACTATATCGGGGTGCATGACTCAACTGAGGGGTCTGGTGGCGGGGTTTACACTACGCCATTTTATACTTACACGAACTGGTCAAACGTAATCTGCTTAACAGCAACGGACGCGGATAATCTCGTTTTTGCCACGCAAGTATCATTTTCTAAAATTTACACTGACAGGATTGACCAGTCAGGGAATAACTTCGAAGTTCCTACTGAAATGCCTGTACCTGGCAATAGAGGGCCTCAACTGTATTCTGTCGTTGAGCAGTATTTACTCGATGACGACCAAATGGCAGGAGGGCGTGAGTTCTCAAAAGGTACGGTGCTTTGGAAAGCGTCGGGTGGGTATTTTCTGATAACCACAGCCGGGGCATTCATCAGTCAAAATGGTGATTATGCGGACAAGATACGCCATACAGAGGCAGGGCAATCTTATATCGCAGCGATGAACAAAGATTGGTCGCAAGGTGTTGGAGCGAAAGCGGCTGGAACACGACTGGTAATTCCTGGTGCGGGGAAGGGCGGCACTGATCTCACTACGACCATCATTAGAGGGGGGCATATCATAGACAACAACTACCGCTGTGACATTGATCCGCCAATAGTCACAGCGACTGAGGATGGCGTCGTTATACGTGCACTTTATCCATGCGAGTATGTTGAGACGTAA